TTCGACTTTCACCCAAATCTCCGGTTGGTTGTCGGTCTGTACTGCGACCATCGCTCTGCGCTGGGGGCTACCACGCGTGCGCTTCTTCACGGGTGATGAAGAAATGAACCCCGTTGCTGCACTCGTCTTGCCAGTTCTCGTCAAACGAGTTCGGCGTGACGCGCTGGCCGACCCGGTACTCCGTGCGCGGTCCGTGCGTGTCGGTGATTCCTAGTTCGCCGCCGATCACTTCCAGCACATCAACGAACTGCGCGCGGCACTTGCGGCCGAAGGCGTGAGAGCGCTTGGCGTCAGCGGGAATGCGCAGTTTCACAAGCACGCCGGCGTTGCACTTCTTCCAGCCGATCAAATCGCCTTCGGGCAGGATGCGGGTCTGTGCGATGACAAGGTCTGCGTCCTTGGCTCCCGCGAGGTCGGCTCCCGCGAGGTAGGCTCCCGCGAGGTCGGCTCCCGCGAGGTCGGCGCGCGCGAGGTTGGCGCGCGCGAGGTTGGCTCCCGCGAGGTTGGCTCCCGCGAGGTTGGCGCGCGCGAGGTTGGCTCCCGCGAGGTAGGCTCCCGCGAGGTCGGCTCCCGCGAGGTCGGCTCCCGCGAGGTCGGCTCCCGCGAGGTAGGCTCCCGCGAGGTCGGCTCCCGCGAGGTAGGCTCCCGCGAGGTTGGCGCGCGCGAGGTTGGCGCGCGCGAGGTTGGCTCCCGCGAGGTTGGCGCGCGCGAGGTTGGCGCGCGCTTGCGTCGCCTGCTCCAATGCCGCGCGCATTTGCATGCCGCTGGGCGTGTTGTCAGGGACGTCTGCCGTGTAGAGCGTGTTACCGGTCCAGCAGTGTTTGATTTCGACTTTCACCCAAATCTCCGGTTGGTTGTCGGTCTGTACTGCACCGATGGGGAGAAGCTTAAGCGCGCTAAAGCCCGAAGTAAAGCATAGCCCTTTAGCCCAGTAAGGTATTCAGACGAAAAGAAGCCCGCGCGAGTGGCGGGCTAGAGGTGGATCACCAGCAGTCGGTTTGAACCGTGTTGCCTACGGCGCGGCTGGTGCAGTTGGTCTGCCTCGGGAACGGGCTGACGGGGGCGGGGCGGGGCGCGAAGTACCTGGCAGCGTTCTCCAGTGCTGCCGACTCGCGGGCTCGCTGGGCCGCTATGGCGGGGTAATAGGCGGTGCAGTCGAGGCCGCGCCGGGTGGCCTCAGCCTGTGCAACGAGGGCGTTGTTCCCGCCGCCCATCGTGTACTCGCAGATGCCGTAGTTACTCACTTGTCCGGGTGGCGTCTGCGTGGTGCAGCCTCCGGCGACCAGTAGGGCGGGGATCAGTAGAAAGCGCATCGGCTCTCCTTCGTCAGGGGCCAGCGGACCCGGCTGGCGCGGGACTGCTAAGAAACCTTGTCGTCTCTCATGGTCATCTTTACGCTCATGCGCATCGCTGCGCTAGCGGCCTGGTGTCGGTCGCTGTAGACGCCAGTGAACAGCGCCTTTTCTTGACCGTCTTTCGTCTTGAAGCAGATGCAGAGGCCGACGACTTCCCCGCGCATCGCGCATTCCAGCAGTTGCTGGAGCGTATCTATTGTTGGCTTGGTCGAACTGCGGACCAGGCGAAGCACAACACCCACTTGAGTCCCCTTCGGTGTGAAAACACCCCCCAGGGTGATTCAACACCGCCCATGTCTTTTTTGCCAGCTATCACAAAGCATAGTCAGGCTATTGCTTAACCAAAACTAGCTCAACGCCTGTTTTTTGTCAGTCGTTCGCTCGCCGTCAAGGCTTTCGCCCAGGCGCTCGACAGAAGCGGGCGGGCGACCCGTCTCGCATTCCTCCACGGCTTGCAGTAGCCGGGCGTCCACGAAGCCTTTTTGCCGCTCTGTGAGGGCCTTGTAGCGGTCGATGCCCACGGTGAACGGCCAGAACGGCTCAGAGACCCGTTTTGACCCCTTGCCGGTCAAAATCCACGTTGCCCGGTAGCCGGTAGCCGCTTCCAGAGCAAGGGCCTTGTCAGCCTTTAGGCTCTTAGTCTCCCCGTTGAGCCAGTGGGTTACGGCTGCGTTCGTCATGGAGCACGCCCGCGCGATCTGCGCTCGGCTCAGCTTCGGGGTTGAGCCGTCCATCGCCTCCTGAATCCGGTCTTTAAGCGCCATAAACCTGATTGGAACGCGGGGTTGCTTTATTGTGCTTGCCACGGCGCGGCTTTAGTGCGATAAACACGGGATGAGAACTCGCGCAGCCATCAAGCATTTCAAGGGGGAGGCGGCTCTAGCGAAGGCCCTGGACATCACTGTCCCGGCCATCTACCAGTGGAAAACCTTCCCCCCAGACGTTCGCCAGCTTCAGATTCAGCGCATCACGGAGGGGAAGCTGAAGGCCGAACCAGAGTGCGAGGCCCGCGTGCTGGGCCTGACCCTGCAACGCAAGACGGATCGGGTGGACTGAATGGGTCGCCGCGAAAAGCCCACAGCGCAGCAAGCGCTTGAACTTGCAAGGGCCGGCGTGTGCATAACCGAGATTGGGCGACGCACCGGCTACACGGTGGCGGGGCTGCGATTCCTTTTCACTCGCCACGGCGTCAAGGCCGAGCCGCCGACTAAGCAGGCGCGTAACGAGGCGGCCCAGCGGCCAAGCATGGGGCCGCGCTTGTGTGAGTGTTGCGGCGAGCGAGACATTTCCGACAGACCGGCGAAGGCGCGTTACTGCCTCCCTTGCCGTAATTCCGGGCTTGTCATTCACATGCAGCAGCGGGCGCACAACTACGTTGCCGCGCTGGTCAAGGCGGGTCTGCTCAAAAAGATATCCGATTGCGTTTGCGTTGACTGCGGCGCACAGGCAGAGGAATACGACCACCGGGACTACTTCAAGCCGGCCGACATCGAGCCGGTCTGCCGAGACTGCAACGCGGCGCGCGGGGCCGGTCGCAACAGGTTCCCTTGGCGCGCAGAAGCCTAGCCCCATGTCATCCCCACACCATCACAAGCCACGCCACTCCTGCGCTAGCCAGCAGCAGGGCGACGGCTATGAAGCCGAATCCACTCAGGGACGCTCCATCGCAGGAGCCTTGCGCTCGGCCCTCGGGTCGGGCGCTTTCTTTTTCGTTCGTCATGGGCTGAAGTCTGGTCCGTTTGCTGGCTAAACCGTAGTCAACGAGGAACAACCATGAGCAACCATTCCCAACGAGAGATGCCTTTCCTCTCTGTCGTGAAGGGACCGCAGCCTGTACCCGGTGCGTTCATCCAAGCCTGCGGGAACGAGCTGGAAGCGCTGAACCTGTGCATGAACCTGTCCCGCCTGTCGGACGAGGTTATCCGGGAGCGGCTGGGCATCGACAAGGGCCACTTCTCGCGCATCAGGAAGGGCAGGGGGAACTTCCCGCCGAACAAGCGGGTCGAGCTAATGAACCTTTGCGGGAATCTGGCCCCGGTCCAGTACGAGGCGTTCCGGGTCGGCTTCGACCTTCAGGAGCGGGCCAAGGATGCGCGGATCGCTGAATTGCAGGCCGAGATTGAACGACTGAAGGTGGCGGCATGACGGAGCCGGTTCGCATCGGTGACGCGACCCTGTACCTCGGGGATTGCCTCGAAATCCTTCCGCGCCTCCGCTGGTGCCAAGATTGTGCGGGGACTGGCGTCAGGGACCACGGCCACGGTTCTCCGCTTGATGTTGTGGCCTGCAAGGCTTGCGCGGGCGTCGGTTCGCAAGACTTCGTTGCGGATGCGGTGATTACTGACCCGCCTTACGGGATCGGCATTGCCGCTAACCCGGTTCGCCAGATGCACGAAAAGCTGGATTGGGACGCTGCCGCGCCATCTGGCGACCTGATGAGGCATGTTCTGGCTGCGGCTCCGCTGCACGCCATTTGGGGCGGCAACTACTTTGACCTACCCCCTAGCCAGTGCTTTTTTGTGTGGGACAAGGTGCAGCCGCAGGACTTCTCGCTTGCCATGTGCGAGCAGGCGTGGGTCAGCAAGAAAAGCCCCGCCAAGCTCTACCGGCAGTCGGTGCTCTCCTACCGTAAGGAGCACCCGACGCAGAAGCCTGTAGAGCTTATGGAGTGGTGCATTGAGCAGCTAGGCGATGCGCTTCTGATCCTCGACCCGTTCATGGGTTCAGGGACCACCGGAGTCGCCGCCGTGAACCGGGGAAGGGCGTTCGTGGGCATCGAGCGCGAGCCCAAGTATTTCGACATCGCCTGCCGCCGCATAGAGCAAGCCTACGCCCAGCGCCCCCTCTTTGAATCGGCCCCTGCCCGCAAGCCGGAGCAAGACCCCCTTTTTGCATCGGAGGCGACATGAGCGCCGGCTCTGCTTTTGTGTCCGCGAGCCTCACGGGCGATCTTCCGGCAGATTCCACGATACCTAGCCCGGCCGGTGCAACCAATCAGCGCAAATCTTGTGATGCGGTAAGCGCCGTCCTACGGAAGTCTGCCTCCATTGCCGAGATTGAAGCCCTAGACCGGCACATCGCATGGTTTGCCCAACTGAGGGACCAGTCCCTAGCCCGCGCTGAGCGCACCGGCTGCTTTGCGGCCCAAGGTGATGCCGACCGCTGGGAGCTGATGCGCCTTGAGGCGGTAGCCAAGCGGGAGGCGCTGTAGATGGCTCGTATCCGCACGATCAAGCCGGAGTTTTTCACCAGCGAGGACATCGTTGGCTTGTCGCCTCTGGCTCGGTTGCTGTACGTGGCGCTGTGGTGCGAAGCGGACAAGGAGGGCCGGTTGGTGTGGAAGCCCGCGACCTTCAAGCTGCGCTATCTGCCGGGCGACTCGGTTGACGTTGTGGCGCTGTGCAAGGAATTGACGGACGGCAAGCTGGTGATTCTGTACGGGGAGGGCTACGCCTACATCCCGAGCTTCAAGGCTCACCAACACATCAATCCCCGCGAGTCCCAGAGCCAACTTCCCGATCCATCTGCCACGCGTGGGGCACGCGTCGGCACGCGTCAGCCACGCGCCAGTGACGCACAGGGAGGAAGGGAAGGGAAGGGAAGGGAAGGGAATGAGTTAACACCTAACGGTGTTTGTCCGGCTGACGCCGAACCGGACGGCCAGCCAAAGGCTTACGAAGTCCCCGAATGCCCGCACGAGGCAATCGTTGGGCTCTACCACGAAACCCTTCCGAGCCTGCCTCACGTCGAGGTGTGGAGCGAAACGCGCCGGGGATATCTCCGGCAGCGGTGGCGCGAGGTTTGTGCCGACCAGAAGTACACGAAGGAGCAGGGGTTCGAGTGGTTCCGCGACTTCTTTGGACTCGTTGCGAAGTCCGACTTCCTGACTGGCCGATGTCGGGCCAAGCCCGGCGAACGCGCCTTCCTTGCCGACCTTGAATGGCTGGTGCGCCCTCAGAACTTCGTCAAGGTCATTGAAGGGAAATACAACCAATGAGCTACGCAAACGTCCGTCAAAAAATCACCGAGCAGGCAAGGCCTGAGGCACCAGACGTTTCCCGCTGCTATGCGACCGGATGCCCCTGCCGGGCCACGATGAGCGTAGAGGGCGGGCGCTGGTGCTGCCTTGCCCACGCGACCCAGCACTCCGACCGCTGGCCCGCCATTACGCAGAAGCTGCGCGAGCACGTTTGGCTGATCGAGTTCATTGACGAAATCAAGACCATGAACCGCAGGCTTGAGGACTGGCGCGGCTTCGCAGTGCAGTTCTGGGACAGCGAGGACAAAGCCTGTAAGCCCGATCCGAAGGAGGAATTTGTCCCCTACGAGAACCGGATGCGCGGTGAACTGCAACACCGCTGCGGGTTGATGAAGCGGCCCGCCGTTCGCCTGCCTCAGCCCGTCAAGCCGGGCGGATACCGCTTTGACAGGCTCTCAGCATGACCCGCACCGAAGCCGCCCGCAAGCTGTTCCGCCTCGGCCCGCTGACGACTGCCGCTTTCGTGGAAATCACCGGCTGGCCGCGCAGCACCTGCAACTGGATTCTCGCCCAGCTTCGCAGCGCTGGCGATATCCGCATGACCGCCCGAGGCGTCTACGAGGTGACGCATGGATGACCTGTCTCACCTGTCTGCACTGGTCCCCGCAGCGCACTACGAAGGAATGGACGAAGTTGGGCTTTGCGCAGTGCGCGCTAGGGCCGGCGTGGACGGTACGCAGCCTGTCGCACACATGCGCGAAGTGCCAGCCCTGCGAGGCCGGGTTAGCGGCGAAGCGGCTGGAGTGGGCTCAGAAGCGCGCTACAGCCCGTGCGGCCCTGTTGTGTGCGACGGAATGATGGCGCATGTGGATCAGGCGCATTGGAGTTTCGTGCCGCATTGCGCTGGCTGTGGGAGGGCGAGGGAATGAGCGCAAAGAAGCCTCGCTACGCCACTGAGGCTGATCTCTGCAACGACTTCATTGAGTGGGTGAAGCGCAGTCCTGGCCGACTACATCACGCCCGCGAGGTTCCGAAGTGGACGCCGTATGCCGAAACGGCTGGCTGGGACATTCTGCTTGTTGGAGAGGACGGGACGCAGATTGGCGTACAGGCGAAGCTGAAGTTCAACATGAAGGTGTTGCAGCAGGCGCTACCGGAATGCTGGGACCACTGGCACGACAGGGGGCCGGACTATCGAGCCATTTTGGTTCCGGAGCGGGATTCCGGGCACATGAACCTCTGCGCCGCGCTTGGTCTGGCAATGTTCTCTCCGACCGGGCCGAGTTGGATGGACAAGCGCGTTGACTTTGACCCTGGGCTCAGCATGGAGCATTGGAACGGCGGATGGCACTACTGGAGCCCACGGAAACGCTGCGAACTGCCGGAGTTCGTGCCCGATGTGCAGGCCGGCGCCAGCGCTCCGGTGCAGTTGACGAAATGGAAGATCGCGGCCCTACGCATCGTGGCGACATTGGAGGTGAGGGGTCACGTCACCCGGGAGGACTTCAGGGCGCATGGCGTTGATCCTCGTCGCTGGACCGGCCCCGGTGGCTGGCTGCTTCCGAAGTCGGAGCGGATGCAGGACGCCGGGCAGTACGTCCGTGGGTCTGGCCTCGACTTCGACCGCCAGCACCCCGACGTATACGCCAAGGTGCTCGCAGAGGTCCGTGAGAAGTTGGGCGCGGCACCGGAGCACGTCAAGGCCGGCGTGCTGTTCGGGGAGGCCGCATGACTCTACCGCGAGACATCGCCCGCTGCCCCGGAGAGATGTACATCCCGCCGACGATGGACTTCGCCTGCATACCGGCCGAGTGTCAGGAATGCGCTCGGCGTAGCGAAGGCGTGCGCGACTACATGGCCGGCGCTGACGTTGTGTGGATGGTCCCGCCAGGCAAGGTGCCGTGCCCCGACCGCTTGGAGCCGAAAAAGTGAGGCGCGCGGCAAAAGTGGACGCATCGCAGGACGCCATTGTGTCGGCCTTGCGCGCGGCCGGAGTGACCGTGCAGAGCCTCGCGGCGGTTGGGCAAGGGGTGCCGGATTTGTTGTGCGGCTGGCGCGGCGAAATTTGGCTAGTTGAGTGCAAGGACGGAGCGAAGCCGCCATCAAGGCGCGTGCTGACGCCGGATCAGGTCGAGTGGATCGCTGCATGGCGCGGGCGCCCGGTGGTGATCGCGTGCGGCCCGGACGACGCGCTGCGCGGGCTGGGAGTGACCGCATGAAGCCCCGCATCCGCCGCATAAGCGGTCTGTGGTACTGCGCAGGAGCAAGCCGCATCGGCATGGGCTACACGCCGTCTGATGCTTACGACGAGTGGAACGAATTGGCGCGTCTTTGCGCCGTGTATCCGAAGGAGGCTGCATGAAGGTCTTTGTAACGCTGGTGCTTGGGATGCTCTTTGGCGAGGCCATTTTGGCGCTGCTGCATCTTGCAGGGCACATCGAGCCGGCCCGCTCGATCAACTCTGCCGCTGTCACCGTTGCGGTTGATGTAGCTCTCATTGTGTGGGGCGCTGTCCTGCTGTCGAAAGAAGCCGCATGAACCACATCGAAGCCCTAACCACCCTACGCGAAATCGCCGGCTCTTTGGAGCGCTGCGACCCGCTAGACGCCCCGCACGAAGTGCTGCACCGCTGGCACTCCCGCAACATCGGCCGCGCAAGGGTAGCGCAGTTGCTCGAACGCAGCGAATCGGCCCTGAAAGCACAAGCGCTGGCTATCCGGCAAGCCGCGCAGGCTCTGGAGCAAGAGCGCGAACAGCCGCTGACCTGGTGGCAGCAGATGCGCCTTCGCGTGTTCGGAGGGCCGTCTGTATGACCATCCCCGCCGACACCCACCGCCAGGCCCCGCAGCGCTCGTATGGCACGAAGTACTGCTGCCGCTGCTGCACTGACAAGCCAACGCGCGGCGGGCGATACGGCGGCCTGATGTTCACCTGTGCTGAGTGCCGCAAGGTGCTGGAGAAAAAGCTATGACCAGCAAACCACTTCCGCCGCTGCCGCTGTACGGGCCTACCTGCCGGCAGAGCGAGGCAAAGGCACGCGATCGCCTGGCGCGGCAACTGGCGAACGGCGATCTGGTGAAGTTTGCGCTGCTGCGCGAATTGCCTCTGTTCGAGGTAGCGCTGAGCGGGGCGGTGGCGCTGTGAAGCAGACGGCACTACTTGCCAATCCGCAGCAGGCCCATGCCGTGCTTTCGTCGCTATGGGCGTCCTGCATCAAGCCGACGCTGATGTCTGGTGCGCGGCTCGTTGTGGAGGTCAAGCCGGAAACGCGATCCCTTGAGCAGAACGCGCGCCTGTGGGCCATGTTGGGCGACGTATCCCGGCAAGTGGACTGGTACGGCAAGAAACTGTCGCCGGAGGACTGGAAGACGGTCTTCACGGCTGGGCTCAAGAAGTGCCAAGCCGTTCCAGGCATTGATGGCGGCTTCGTGGTTCTGGGGTTGTCCACAAGCAGGATGTCAAAGCAGGAGCTTTCAGAGTTGATGGAGCTGATCGCCGCTTTCGGCGCAGAGAGGGAGGTTGTTTTCCATGAAGACACAGCCGACGCTGAGCGCGCTTGATGTTCTGGTTCGCCCCCAAGGTCTGGCTGCTGAAGGAAATCGCGGGGCTGCTGAAGTAATGCTGCGCCGCTCGCAATTCCGCCGCAAGCCTCTGCTCCATGAGCCGAGCCGCGAGAAAGAGCCGCGCCCGCTCGCCAAGCCTGAGCGGTGGATAGCGTCATCCCCTGTAGCGGATAGCGTGGTAGCGGTGCCGAAGGATGCGCCCGGCAGGAATCGGGCGTTGCTGGACATGGCGCAGGGCCGGCGCTGCCTGCTGCTGGCGGTGGAGGCTTGCGAGACCACGCGCGGGCTGTCTACCGCAGCGTGCCATCAGAACGAGGGCAAGGGAATGGCGCAGAAGCAAAGCGACGAGCGCAGCGTTTTTGGTTGCCGGCCGTGTCATGAGTGGTACGACCGCAGCGCAGCGCCGCGAGCCGAAAAACGCCGCGCATTCGATGCCGCGCACATCCTGCAGGTAGCCGAGTGGCGGCGGATTTCACAGGACCAGAGCGAGCCGGAGCGGTTCCGCAAAGCCGCGCGCTGGGCGCTGGACAGGATCGAAGGAGGACACAAGGAATGACCTTGTTAGACCTGCTTACCGCAGAGCGCCGCGCGTGGCTGGAAGAACGAGTGATCGAGCGCGACGGGTGTTTGGCCTGGACGATGTCGGCCACAGGAGGCAAAGACCCGAGAACCCATGTCAACAATTCGACGGTGGCTGTTCGCCGGCTGGTCTATGACCTGACGCACGACAAGCCGATCAAGCGCAACGAATGCGCGATGGTGCAGCCGGAATGCTGTGAGCTGTGCGTCCACCCGGACCATATACGCAAGGTGGCGCGCAAGAACGTGCAGAAGGGCAGGAAGCACAACCTTGATCATGTGATTGCGATTGCCAAGGCTCGGCGGGCAAAGGCAAAGGTCACGCCGCAGCAGGTAGCCGAGATTCGAGCGAGTGATGAGCCGTATTTCGCGCTGGCCGAGAGGTACGGCATTGACCAATCGTATGTCGGCTACATCAAGCAGCAGCGAGCATGGAAGGACTACAGCAGCCCGTTTGCTGGCTTGCTGTCCGCAAACGATTCACAACGCGCGGGAGCGTAACGGGCCGCGACGTTCGCGGTGGGTAGATAAGGAGAGAGCGATTGGAACTTCCATCCATGACGGCATCCAGTTACATGAGTAGCGCCGTCGATCACAATTTTTTGATCGGCGACCGCCGAATGCAGCAGATCGGAGGCCCGCCGCTTGGCGGAGCCAACAACTTCCTGCAAGAGCAAGTCAAGGCCGCAGCCCTGATGCAAGCCATCAACCAACCGCAACCCAAGGAGCAACCCATGTCGAACGCCCGCATTGTCAAGATTTTCATTGCCGACCCGAACGAGAACCTTCCGCTGGAAAAGCGCGTGCTGTTTTCCGGCGACGAGCAACTGACAGACCTGACGGATCAAGAGCTTTTCTACGAGGTGCCGATTGCCGATCTGCTGGCGAAGCACAACGACGTGCGCAAGGCGACGGTGGACAAGAAGCAGGCCGAGAAGTTCGGGCGCGACATCTTCCTAGAGCCGGCGCGAATCCGCGACCTCAAGATGGTGGTAGTGACGGTCGCTCAGTTCTAACCGCGCGAGAGGCGCTGAAAGGACAGGATGGACGCGAAGTTTGCAGACGGCGATGTGGTGCAGCTTGTCAGCGGAGGCCCGCCAATGACGGTGCAGAACGACAGAGTTGACGGAATTGTTAGCTGCTGGTGGTTCGTGGGCGACGAGCTTCGGAGCGAAGCGTTTCTGCCTGTCGCTTTGCGGCGGGTTGAGTTGGACTAGCCGCTAGACCCCCTCCAACAACGACAACAGGGACTCAACACATGGCGACAATCACGGAGCGTTACGCAGTAGCCATCAACGCGAAAAGCCTCGTTGTTGACGAGCGCACGACGTTCGCCGACTCCGATGTGCTCGGCGCGATGGGGCTGGCGGCAAAGCATCTGGCCGCAGGCTGGGTGACGACCGGCCCCGACGAGGGCTACCCGATCCGTGAAGCGCCCCTAGCGGTGCCCCTGCAGCGCCTCCTGAGCGGCGACAACAAGGCGTCCCATGAGGTAGTGGGCATCCTCGCCGGGATGGTCTGGAGTAGGGCTGCAGGAAAGAACGTCAAGCCCAAGGTGACGAGGGTCATGGCGCACGACATGGCCCGTGGCTGTCTGGCGTGGCACCGGCACAGCGCCTGCAAAGCCTGCGGCGGTCATGGAAAACTGAAGATTCCAGGAACCAACGTGCTGGGCGACAAGAACTGCCAAAAATGCTTTGACCGGACGCGGCAGGAATCGACGGGGCGGATTCCGTTTGAGACTCAGTTTCGGGCTGAGCACGTAGACCTGGCGCGGTGGCTGCTGGCGGAAATGGAGCGGGCGCTAGGGCGGGCTGGGCCGGAGGCGATGAAGGCGATTGCGCAGAGGATGGAGCTGTGAACCATCCGACGAACGGTCATTGACTCCGCATTGTGTGTGTATAGAATAGCGGTTGTCAGTGGCGTAGAAATCGAGTTCATCGACTTGTAATCGAGAGGTCGCCGGTTCGAGTCCGGCCGGGTCGCAAGACACGTAGCTCAGTTGGATAGAGCGCTAAAAACCTCGGTTTTGCCTGTTCCCTGACACAGAATTTCGGTTTCGCGGTGGCGTTGGTATCACGTTCTTCATTGGGTGAAAAATCCGGGCTCTCCGGATTCCCGTGTTGAAAGAGGGCCTGAGGTGAAAAGTCAAAAACCGGAAATTCGTGTGGAAAGGACCATGCCATGAGCCGCTGGAACGACCGAGACAACGACGAGCAAACCCGCCGCCGCGAGTTCGAGAACGACGTGTTCTACGAGGCGTGGAGGCGCGGTCTGAACCCCGACCGGGCGACCGACTGCGCCATGGACTGCTACTGGGAGGGCCGCTCGCCGGAGCAGTGCGTGGACGGCTACCAAGCCCAAGTCCGCCGCCAGCAGGAGCAGCGCCGCTACGAGGAAGAGCAGGCGTACTACCAAGAGCAGCAGGCATGGGAGGCGCACCGCGATGGCTCTGAGTGACTACCGCCTGTGCGACGTGTGCGAGGGTAAGGCTTTCTACGACGCCCAGCTCTCCTACGACGATGGGCCGCCGCAGTACCGCGACACGCCGCCGTTCCGCTTCGCCGGCAAGGAGCAGTACGACGACCCAGACCTCAACCACCGCGCTGGCATGCGCCTCAGCTATCTGGGCGACTGGGCCGTCCTGTGCGAGGACTGCGCCAAGACGCACCGAACGGCCATTTTGCCAGTGGAGCCGCCACATGCGCTGCTCGGGATGCTCACCGGCTACGACCGTGTGGACTACATGGGCGAGCGCGACCGGAACGTCATCTTGGAGAGGTTGCGCGAACGGTGGAGCGCCATCTTGGCGGCCCTGTCGATTCCACACGCCCCCACCTAAACGCCATGACCCCTGTTCCACACACTAATCCGGATAGCCAAAATCCGTGATGCTGCTTGTTCCCCGCTTATAGTTTGGCGTGGCGTAGGTCGCAGGTTCATCCTCTGAAGATAACCTCCTGCAATCGTTTGTTCCCGCCATCAGGTTTGCGGTGTTGTAGGTAGCGGTTACTTCATGTGTTACCGGTTCGAGTCCGGTCCTGAGCGCCGCAAGGTACTCAGGTCGCCCAACTGGTAGGGCAATGGCCCGCAAGGGTTTGACCGCCGTCGTCTGTTACCCGCAATTTATAGGAGGCTCTGATGCGAACCAATCTGGCGATCAAGTACCCGGCTCCGGTCACTGCGGAGGGCGCAGTTGCGGCCCGCATCACGCCGGAGCAGGAGCTTCGCCGTACCGTCGCCGCATGCTTGCTTTGGGAATCGAACTTCTACGAGTCCGGCGCATCCATCGAGGATCGTATCAAGGCGCTGGTGCCGAAGTGCCGCCCGGAGTTCGTCGCCGCCTGCGCGTTCGAGGCGCGTACCAAGATGAAACTGCGCCACGCCCCGATGCTGCTGGCGCGGGAAATGGCTCGCCTGCCGGAGCATCGCCTGTTGGTGGGGAAACTTCTGCCGGACGTGATCCAGCGCGCCGACGAATTGGCGGAGTTCGTGGCGATCTACTGGCAGGACGGCAAGAAACCGCTGTCCAAGCAGGTCAAGACCGGCCTTGCCGCCGCCTTCGGCAAGTTCGGGGAGTACGCGCTTGCCAAGTACAACCGCGACGGAGCGGTGAAGCTGCGCGACGTGCTGTTCCTGTGCCACGCCAAGCCGAAAGACGCCGAACAGGACGCGCTGTGGAAGCGCCTGATCGACGGCAAGCTCCAGACCCCGGATACGTGGGAGGTTGCCTTGTCTGGTGGTGCTGACAAAAAGGCGACGTTCGAGCGCCTGATGTCTGAGGGCCAGCTCGGGGCGCTGGCGTTTCTGCGCAACCTGCGGAACATGCGCGAGGCTGGGGTGTCGGAGGATTTGGTTGTCGGTTACGCCTCGGCGGTCGATATCGCCCGTGTTCTGCCGTTCCGGTTCATTGCTGCCGCCCGCGCCGTCCCGGCTTGGGAACACATTCTGGAGCCGATGATGCTGCGCGCCTGCGAGGGCCGAGAAAAGCTGTCCGGCAAGACCGCCGTCCTGCTGGATGTGTCGGGCTCCATGAATTCAGCCGTGTCCGGCAAGTCGGACATCACGCGGCTGGATGCGGCCTGCGGAGTGGCTATCCTGCTGCGCGAGTTGTGCGAGTCGGTCGAGGTGTTCACGTTTTCCAATGCCGTCGTTCAGGTGCCGCCGCGTCGTGGCTTTGCCCTGCGGGATGCCATCGACAAGAGCCAGCAGCACGGCGGGACGTATCTCGGTAAGGCCGTGGAAGCCATCAACCGCGAGCGCGCCTATGGCCGGCTGGTTGTCCTGACCGACGAACAGAGCGCCGACCGCGCACCGTCCCCGAATGGCGCAGGCTACGTCATCAACGTGGCCGCATACAAGAATGGCGTAGGCTACGGCCAGTGGAACCATATCGACGGCTGGTCGGAGGCGTGCATTGACTACCTCCAAGAGTTCGAGAAGCAAGGGGAGTAAGCCGGGCCGACCTCCCATCAACGACGAGCCCATGAGGCGAGTCAACGTGATGTTGGATGACGAGACGGTAGAAAAGGCCAGCGGGATCGGGGAAGGGAACCTGTCCGCTGGCCTTCGCATTGCGGTGAAAAAATACCGCAAAAAACCGACGAACGGCGCTTGACATACTGGATCAGCCTGTGGTAAAAAGGCTGGAGCCTACAAAGCCGAGGTGTTCTCGGCACAACAACACGGCGCCACCCTTCGTGGGATAGGTGCCTCTAGAAAACGGGACCGCAATCCCCAGCCCGGAGAAAGACCGGCGAGGAAAATCAGAACTGTCGCGGTGCTTGTTGTGAGTGCCGGAAGCCGCTAGAAGGACAAGTGCGCGCCGACGGTTTGTGAGAGGGTAAAGGTTCTGCGATTGGGACGGCTGGAACGGAGACCGCCGCTAAGCATCTGTGTAGCAGGCAAACCCAGTCGCAGGAACCTTTGCTCTGTCTGCGGCGTTGAAAGCAGCCCGTTGGGAGACGCCATCTAGTCCGGGGCCAGCAGAGCAAAACTATTTCGCCTCAGTCGGTGAGGCGGCAAACGCATGATGGCTTGCCGGGCCTAGTCAGCTCGGTCGGCGGGGCGGAAGTGACTAGCCGCCGCGCTACCCTCCAGAGAGAGGGAAGCCGTCAGCCGTTTGCCCAGCCAAGAAGCCCCGACGAAGCGGCCAGCCGCAGGAATGCGCGAGCGGACACGCAAAAGCTGGTGCCGGGTAGCGACCGGCAGGCAGGGCAAAAACGATAACGGGCTGCGCGCAGGGGCGCAGGAAGGCCCTGCAAGCCATCCTTGTTCGGTTCGATACCGAAGTGGTCCACCAGACATTCCGGGGTAGCTCAGTTGGTAGTAGCGCCTGCCTGTTAAGCAGGTGGTCGCTGGTTCGATCCCAGCCCCTGGAGCCAGATACGCCCCTTTAGCTCAGTGGCAGAGCACCCGCCTTAATGAACAGACGATCCAGGTTTTGCGACTGTGGCGAATGGCTTGGCCGGAACGGAGCGACGAAGTATTGCCCCGGCTGCATTGCCGCAGGGCGCCATCTTCATGTCGTTGCCGATCTGGATAACGCCAAGACCGACGCCACTCGCCGGAAGATTCTCATTGGCGAGCGCGGGTGGTTTTGTTGGATTTGTGAGCTTGCCGAATGGCGAGGCTCGTCAATCCCATTGGAGCTTGACCACATCGATGGCGACCACAAGAACAACACCCGCCCTAACCTGCGCGTGATTTGCCCGAACTGCCGTGCGCAGACGCCGACCTACAAAGCGAAGAACAAGGGCAGCGGTAGACTATTCCGGCGACTCGTCGCGTAAGCGGTAGGTCGCAGGTTCGATTCCGTGCATGGGGCGACAGATACAGCGGACGAGGGAGAAAGTTAACCCGTTGGGCTCATAACCCGAAGATACCCGGCGCGATACCGGGGTCCGCAACCAACACCCCCAAGGCCCGCCAAGCGCGGGCTTTGTCGTTCTAGCTCATATCCCAGTCACAAGCAGGCCATTAGTCCGGTGTATGAGGCATGGCTGGCTTAGTCACCTAATCCCTGTCCGCATCATCCAACCAGGACCGCTCATCACAAAAGGGGCGGAATGCGGGTGAGAGCCCCGCTGCGGACGCCAGACACAACCAACCGAAAGGTAAACCATGCACTACAGGAACGGCCGCGAGGCACACAACGGCGACAAGATTGTCATGCTGAACGGCGGTGATGTTGTGGCCTATGGCGTGCTGCACAGCGCCACACCGGGGAACGACTATTGCAATGGCTATATCGCGCCCATTCAGGCGCCAAACAGCTATGCCTGCATGGTGGACTGCCTGCACGTTGACGACTTGGCGGCCTTGCTCGCGGAGCGCGGTTTGGACAAGCGGCCGGACGGCAAGTGACCATGACCGAGCTAGAGCAACTACGCAAGGAAGTGAACGAACTTCGTGAGCGGCTAGCCAAGCTAGAGGCGGCACCACGCAGTGTCGCGGTTCATCAAGTGGATTGGCCCCGCCAGTGGCCGCCTCAGTGGGTGCATAACCCGATTCCCGACTACAACAAGGTCACTTGCTGACCATCGAAAGCTTGGGCGCGTCGCCTTACGAGGCAATGCCCTAACCAAACAAGGGCACTCAGCCCAAGTCGCCGCTACCTGGCCCCGGCCCGGATGGATGGCGATCCTTTAGCCGGAATGTCCCTGCGGGGACAGCGAAAGGCTCCAAATGAAGCAAGTAGAAATCCGGGTGCGCCCGGTGATCCGTCACGTTGTCACGCGATTTTCGGAGGAACGGACTTCCGCCCTTGACGAGCCGCCCGCGTACAAGCGACAGCTCGAAACGTTGGGCGAGTTCGACAGCGAGGGCTACGCGGAAATCGTCGCGGAGGCGTTGGCCGAGAAAGCCGCGCCGCGTGAATACGTCGTCGTGCAGGACACGATTGGCGAAGTGATGGCAAAGGTTTACTACGCCTATGACGAGCGGGATGTGGCGAACCGCCTCGCGGAGATGGGGGCTGACGGCACGACCTATCGCGTATTCAGCCGCATCCGGCAATCGCTCTAAGAGTACCCGTCGGCGTCCTCAACAGGAAGAGGACCGCGAACATCAGTAAACGCGGCAGAGCGGCTTCAAGACCCGCCGCCGACACCAGACATAGAACCGAGAAAACCTCAGTTCTAAACCCCGCATGGGCAGCGCTCAACCACTCTCCATCGCTCACGTAGCACCATGGAGCGCTTGCCCAGCACATTAAGGACCGCCATGACAGAACGTGCTCGGCAAATCAAGCAGACCGAGGCTGCGATCTGCTTCATGGCGATTGACGACGCGGCGCCGCCGCTGGAATGGGTCAAGGCGTGGTTGATGCTGCGCTTCGGTCTATCCCGCGCCGACGCCTAACAGACACGCGCCACGGCGCATCCCCCGCATGGGCAGCGAGAGCAAAGCAGCAAACAGGGAGCTAGCCCGGCTAGAGGGCATACCAGCTCGATCACCTTCGCAAACGCAATCGTCCTGCCCAGCCTATTTAGCAGCACCCCGGCATGAAGGGGAGCCTGGCCCTTGTCGGAACGGGCAAATTCCGACTTCCCTTTCAGCGACTGCCCCACCGTCACCAGGCGCGGGGCGAACGGCAAGCGTCCAGCCCGAAAGGGTAAGCCCGATGGACGCTCCTACACCCCCACAGAGACCGCCCTAGAGGCGGTTTCTCATTTCTGGAGGCATACACCATGCCAGTAGCCAAGGTCGAATTCACCGCCGGTCTGAACGCAACCCCGTACACCGCCGACGACGTAGTCGGTGGAACGCTGCACTTCAAGCAGATTCCGGCCAATACCGAGTTGATCCTGACCTCCACGAAGCTCGACTACTACGTGGCGACCAATCCAGGGAGTGCAGTGACCAGCATGACACTGAACCTGTACGACCGGAAACCCCCGTCTGCCCTGGCCGACAACGCCGCATTCGACATTCCGGCAGGGGATCGGGCTGGTTGGATTTGCTCAATTCCCCTCGGATCGGTAGCGGACAAGGGCTCAACCCTCTCCGTAGAGACGGACCAGAACAACAAGCATATCAAGAGCGGCCCCGAAGGGCTGTACGGCTACATCAGCACGACCGCCGGCTACACCCCTGCAGGGAATGCCGAGAGCTACGCCATCACCCTCGCAGCCCTGTACGCCATCGAGCCTCGCTAATCCTCTCCCCGCGAACAACCCTAGAGGAATCGCACTATGACCAAGACCGCCGAAAGCAAGATGGGGCGGCCAACCTCGTACAGCGAAGAGTATGCCGAACAAGCCTACAAGCTGTGCCTGCTAGGCGCGACAGACAAGAAGCTAGCCGATTTCTTCGGAGTGAGCGAGCAAACCGTCAACGCATGGAAGTCAGCGCATCCTCACTTTCTTGAGTCCATCACGCGAGGCAAAGAAATTGCGGACGCGGAAATCGCTGAATCGCTGTTCCACCGAGCCAAAGGGTACAGCCATCCTGAGGTTGACATCCGCGTTGTTGACCACGTAATCGTGCAGACGCCACTGACCAAGCACTACCCGCCGGATACGCCTGCTGCGAGCCTGTGGCTGCGCAACCGACAGCCCAAACTGTGGCGGGATAAGCAGGACATGGAGCTGACTGGTCCTGACGGGGGGCCGCTTCAGTACACCAAGATTGAGCGCGTCATCGTCAAGCCGGAATGACCGCGCTTCGGATACCAACGGCCGAAGTCTTCGTGCCGCTGCTGGCGCCTGCCCGCTACAAGGGAGCGCACGGCGGGCGCGGCTCCGGAAAGTCGCACTTCTTCGCGGAAAGGCTGATTGAGGACGCGCTGGCGTTCCCCGGCGAGGCTGGGGTAGGGCTGAGGTCTGTCGGCATCCGCGAGGTTCAAAAGACGCTCAAGGAGTCGAGTAAGCGGTTGCTTGAGGACAAACTACAGGCGTTCGGGCTCACCGAGGCTGATGGGTTCAAGGTCTTCAACGAGGTTATCCAGACCCCGAAAGACGGGCTTATCTCGTTTCAGGGGATGCAGGACCACAACGCCGAGTCGATCAAGTCGCTGGAGGGCTATCACCGGGCGTGGGTAGCTGAGGCGCAGAGCCTTTCGGCCAGGTCCTTGTCGCTGCTTCGCCCGACGATCCGCTGGGAGGACAAGGGCAGGGGGCTCGCTTCCGAGCTGTGGTTTGACTGGAACCCGCGCCGCAAGACTGATGCTGTTGACGCCATGCTGCGCGGCAAGGAGTTGCCCACGGGCGCAGTAGTAGTGAGCGCGAATTGGCGCGATAACCCGTGGTTTCCTGAAGTGCTCGAACAAGAGCGCCTTGACTGCCTGCGGCAGCAGCCGGAGCAGTACGACCACATCTGGGAAGGTGGGTACGCCACGGTCCTAGAGGGCGCGTACTACGCCACGTCGATAGCGCTGGCGAAGGCGCAGGGCAGGATTGGGCGGGTGGCGGCCGACCCGTTGATGACGCTCCGGGCCTTTTGCGACCTTGGCGGCACTGGGGCCAAGGCAGACGCCTTTGCGATCTGGATAGCCCAGTTCATCGGCAAGGAAATTCGGGTTCTTGACTACTACGAGGCGCAGGGCCAGCCGCTGGGAACTCATATTCAATGGCTGCGCGATCACGGATACAGCAAGGCGAGCATCTGGCTTCCGCATGACGGCGAGACAAACGACCGGATTCATGACGCGAGTTTCGAGAGCGGCTTTAAGGCCGCAGGCTTCCCGGTAGAGGTCATCAAGAACCAGGGCAAGGGCGCGGCCAAGGCGCGCATTGAGGCTGGACGCCGGCTGTTCCCGTCGATGTGGTTCAACAAAGAATCGACGGAGCCCGGACTAGATGCGCTGGGCTGGTATCACGAAAAGAAGGACGAGGCGCGAAACATCGGCCTTGGGCCAGATCACGACTGGTCGAGTCACGGCGCTGACGCTTTCGGGCTTATGTGCGTGGCCTACGAAGAGCCGAAGGTCAAGAAGCCCCGTCCTGAAACTCCCCCGCCGCGTGGCGGTTGGATGGGGTAGACCCCGACAAAGCACCTAACGCCGCGAGGCGCCGGAGCACTATGGAAAAAGACAAGATCAAGGACGACCTGGAGGACTTCGCTGCCTGCCTCGACGCCGAGGACAAGCAGCGCAAACAGTCCCAGGACGACCTCGAATTCGCCCTGCTCGAAAAGCAGTGGCACGACGACGACGTTTCCCAGCGCCAGACCGAGGGCCGTCCGTGCCTGACGATCAACCGTCTGCCTGCTTTTGGTAAGCAAGTCCTCAACGACGCCAAGATCAACAGGGCCGCGATCAACGTCAAGCCGGTTGGAGGCGGGGCAGACAAGCTCACTGCCGACATTCAGTCCGACCTGATCCGCAACATCGAGACGCAGAGCCAAGCAGATCAGGTCTACGACACCGCGTTTCAGTTCGCCATCTACGGCGGCTTCGGGTACTTCCGCGTCAACGTGGACTATCTCGGTGAAGACGAATGGGACCAGGACATCTTTCTTGAGCGCATCCCGAACCCATTCAGTGTGTACGGCGATTTCGAGAGCAAGGAAGCGACAAGCATCGACTGGAACCGCGCCTATGTGACCGACTGGTACACGAAGGCTGCTTTCGAAGCGAAGTGGGGCAAGGACCGCAAGGCCGGGTCATTTGAGATTGGCTCCGGCGACTATGACGCGAACTGGTTCAAGGACAAGAGAATCCGCGTCGCTGAAAGGTGGTTGAGGGAAGAGGTCCCGACCAAGTTGCTCAAGATCAGCGACGGCGCGGTGATGTTCGAGAAAGTCTGGCTGAAGAACCAGGACGATTTCCTCGCGCAAGGGCTGGAGGTAGTCGGTGAGCGCGATTCCAAGACCCACAAGGTCAAGCAGCGGCTCATTACCGGCACTGAAGTACTGGAAGAGTCTGATTGGCTCGGAAAGTACATCCCCGTCGTCCCGATGTACGGGGAAGTGATCAACGTTAACGGCAAGCGCTACTTCGTTTCGCTGATCCACCGGGCGAAGGACTCCCAGCGTCTGTACAACTATCAGCGCACCCTGTCTGCGGAGCTGGGTGGATTGCAGCCGAAAGCGCCGTGGCTTGGCCCTGTTGGCATGTTCGCCACTGATGCGGCGAAGTGGGCCAACGCCAATCGCGTTGCCTATCCGTACCTCGAATACGACATCGTTCAGGACCAACCCGGAGCGACCCCGACACGTATCCCCTTCGCTGGGCCTCCTGCCGGGGCCATGCAAGAAGCCATGATGGCGTCCGACGACATGAAGGCCGTCATGGGAATGTTTGACGCCTCTTTGGGCGCAAGAAGCAACGAAACCAGCGGCAAGGCGATCATCGCCAGGCAGCGCGAGGGCGACACTTCCACCTACGACTTCATCAAGAACAGGAACATCGCTGTCGAGCATGGCGGGCGGATCATTCTCGACCTGATCCCGAGGGTGATGACGACGGAGCGGATTCTGCGGTGCGTGCAAGAGGACGGCTCGACCTATACCGTTCCGGTCAACCAGCCCGTTGCGCCTGAGCAGGAAATCGAGCGGATGAGGGCGATGGCGATGGGGCCGATGCAGCCGCAGGCCATACAGCCGGGGATGAGCCCGCAGGGCGTGCCCGGAATGCCGCAGCAAGGCCTGCCCCAGACTCATGAGCAAGCGACCGAAGGCCCGCCCAAGTTCGTCCCTGTTCCTCCTGAATTGCAGCAGCAACTCCCCACGGAAATGCTCAACAAGCTCAAGGCTGTGACGCGCATCTTTGACCTCACGACCGGCAAATACGACGTGATGGTCACGGCTGGACCGGGCTTCAACACCCGCAGGGAAGAGGCCGCGACGCAGATGATGGAATTCATCCGTGTCTTCCCGCAATCGGCTCCGCTTATTGGCGATCTGCTGGCGAAGAATCTCGATTGGCCCGGCTCTGAACAGGTTGCGGAACGGCTCAAAGCGATGCTGCCGCCGCAGGCGCAGGGTCAGATTCACCCGATGGTGCAGCAACTGCAGCAGATGCTCCAGCAGCAGGACGGGCAGGCGAAGCAGGCCATTGGACAGCTTCAGCAGCAGATCGGCCAGCTCACCGCGCAGGTCAAGGACAAGCAAGCCGATATTGCGATCAAGGCTGAGGAACTGAAGATCAAAGGCTTTGAGGCGGAAACGAGACGCGCCGAAGTCATGAAGCCTGAAGCGCAACAAGCCCCCGAGCAGGTGGACCCGGTGAAGGTAGCCGAGTTGCGACTGAAGGCGCAGGAGTTGGAGCTTGCCGAGCGCGAGCAGTCCGTGAAGGACTACGAGGCCATTACCGAGCGGCTAAAGGTGCTTGCCGCCGCGCTGCCGCCCGAAGCCTTCCACATGCTGGTAATGAAGACGACCGGCGAGGCGATGCACAACGCGCCGTTAGAGCCGGGAATGCCGGGGTGCGACATCCCCATGGCCGACGTGCCGATGCATGAGCCGCAAGAGATGCAGCAGATGCCTGACGGCTCCGCGATGGCCGGACCGCCGATGCAGGGCGAAATGTCTGAAACGCATCCTGAAGGCATGTGATGGATGGCCGCTGGCTTGGCGTAGTAATCGCTGTCGCCGCGCTGTTGATTGCTTACTACATCGGAGCCTGATATGCGCGCCTACATGGTGTCCGTGTTCTGCGAGTGTGGGCACGCGATGTATCAGGAGGGCCGGACGCTGGTGTGCCGGTTTCTTCCGTGCCAACACTACGGGAAGCTGTTTAAGGCTCCGAGCGTTGAGCTTGAGCCCGTGCCAGAGGAAAACGCGCCCCGCGAGGCGAATCTAGATGACCAGACACGCCCTTGATTGCTCCACCGGAGCGGGCCTTATGCGCTGCGACTGCGGCGCTCACGGCTGGATGGCCTACAGAACGGCCCCGTACTGCGAGCGCATCCCTGAAACGAGCATCGGGCCGGACGGGGAAGTTCTGAAGTGGTGGCGCGTGGTCAAGTGGATCGCGCAAGGGACCATCGACGGCCGGGACGAAATCGAGGCGATGCGCAACGCTAAGCGCAGGTTTGGCGGCTCGCCGGTACTTGAACGGGTGTAACTATGGCCGGTCTGCTGTCTGGTGTCCTGCCCTTCGTCTTCAGCCAGGCGGACCGCCTCAAGCGCCATGCAGGCGGCTTGCTGGCCGATCCTGCGGGGACGATGGCTCAGACGGCTGGCCTCTTGGGTGACAACCACCGCGAGCAGCAGGGCTTGATGGCGCAGGCGTTCGCGGACAAGAAAGCGCCGTTCCGGGTGACGGACGAGGGCGCGATGATGCAGGCCGCGCAGGCGATGCTCAATGGACCGCTGGGGATGGCTCCGGCGGGGATCACCGCGTGGCACGGCTCGCCGCACATCTTCGACAAGTTCGACAGCAGCAAGATCGGCACGGGCGAGGGTGCGCAGGCTTACGGGCATGGGCTGTATTTAGCGGAAGCGCCGGAGGTGGCGAAGCAGTACCAATCGACGCTCACGGCAGACCGAGGCTTTAACTTCGGCGGGAAGAGTGGACTGACGAGAGAGCAGATTCAGGACTTGGTGAACGCCAGAGAGGGCGGGAAGTACCTCGACGGAGTAACGAAGCCGTCAGGGGTGGCGGATCGGGTGTTGGACGACGTGATTTATGGCGGCAAAGGGCAATTACCACGGCAATACAAGCCCGGCTCTGAGCGTGCTGCGCTGTATGAGCGGCTGATGCAGGAAATTCAGCACAGCGACAAGGGCGCGCTCTACAAAGTAGACCTCCCCGACAGCATGGTGGGGAGGATGTTGGATTGGGATAAACCGCTCAGTCAGCAAAAAGAGATTCTCCCCCTTCTCACCCCGGCATGGCAGGGCGGTAAGGCTCAGACTACGCCTTGGGCGGGAGACGTGGAGCAAACCGGCCAGCAGCTTTACAACCAAGCCGCTCGGATGAACGGACGACCTGCGGGGGCTTCCGATTGGCTCAATCGACTCGGAATGCCCGGCATCAGGTATTTAGACGGTGGCTCGCGCGGGATTGGTGGGAGGCCGTGGGAGCGCGGAACAAGCAACATGGTTATTTTTCCTGGCAATGAGGAGCTTCTAACCATTCTGGAGCGCAACGGAGTGCCACTCTAGGCTGCTTGCTTGTCCTGTTCGTGATTACGTCTGATGGCGTTGGCACACATTACGGCCATGGCGGCTTGCATTGCTAGTCCGTTGACCGGCCATATCTGTGCCCCAGTTTGTTCGCAAGTCTTGGCGCAATCCTCACGAACAGCAGCCACAAAAGCCGCAAGACCGATCTCGTCGAATGAAATGTCTATACGTCCGCGCGTGTCGAACGTAACGTCTGCAAACTGCTCGGCGAGTTTTAGAATGCGGTTGTCCTTCATTCGATTCCTACCTTTCGCAGTTGTTTGGTAAGGTTAGTTCTAGATACGCCGACAAGGGCAGCAATCGCCCGAAGCGGCATCCCGCGCTGCCTCATGTCGGCAGCTAAAGCCAAGTCCCATTGAAGTTGGTTGTGCTCAATGGAATGCTTCGTATGGTCAACAACCTCTAGATTCTCTAACCTGTTGTCGGTCTTGTCGCCATTGATGTGGTGAACAGCCTCATTCGGCGTAAGTTCGCGGCCCAAATGAACCTCCATGACAAGTCGGTGTTCCTTGTGCTTCTTGCCATCAACAGACGCAACCTTGTAGCCCTTGGCATCAACCGACCCTGTGCGTCTAAAAGCCGCATAACAGTCGGAGCAACAGAACGTCTTTGCGTACATGCGCATGTAGTACGGATGACGTTCCAGCGGCGCGGCGCATTGAGCGCAAGAGGTTTTGACCATGATTGAATTGTATCACCGTATCCGATACCTAGACGGCGGCTCCCGTGGCGCTGGGGCTGGTTCCTCCAACTTCGTCGTCTTTCCGGGGCAAGAGAACATTCTGAAGATTCTTGAGCGCAACGGCCAGCCACTAGGACGCTGACATGGAAAAGCTGATTCTCATCTTCTACATGGCCGGCAGCGTTTGCTTCTTCCTTGGGAGCCTGCTGGCCTACCTGAAGACGCACTAAGCGCTAACAGAACACAAGCGCGAACAGCTCCCGCGCTGGGTAAGGCCGTCTTCGGGCGGCTTTCTTATTGGAGCAGGCATCGCAGTGATTGCGACCCTCAGGAGACTTCATGTCTTTCTTCGACCCAGCACCGGAGACAACCGATAACGCGCAAGCGCCGGCCTCCGAAGCCAACCCCTCGGCACAGACCACGGCTCCTGCCGCGAAACCCGAGGCAACCGAACCGACCCCCTCAACCCTTGACAGCGACGCTGTTCTGGATGCGGACCTCGACCAAGAGGCTACCGAGCCAGAAGACGCGGAACTAGAGTACGAAGGGAAAAAGTTCAAAGTCCCGAAAGACCTTGAGCCCGAGCTGAAGAACGCGCTTCTTCGGCACGGCGACTACACCCGCAAGACGCAGGAAGTAGCCGAGCAGCGCAAGCAAATCGAGACTGCAAAGCAGCAGTTTGAGCAGACTGCCCAGCTTCACCAAGCGCTCATTGACGACATCGCGCAGGTGCGCGGCGTTGATGCGCGGCTCGCTCAACTCCAGAGAATGGACTTGGCGAGTTTGAGTGCTCAAGACCCGCAGCGGGCGCAAGCCCTGCTGATCGAGCTTAGCCAACTCCAAGCCGCTCGCGGCCAGTTGCTGGGCTCGCTCACGCAAAAACAGCAGCAGATGCAGTCGGCGCGGCAGCAAGAACTTGCCAAGCGCACCGATGAAGCACGCGCGTTTCTGATGCGTGAATTCAGGGACTGGAGCCCGGAAAAGGACCAGGCGATGGAGGCGTACACGCGCAGTAAAGGCGTGAATACCCAAGCGCTCGGCCAGTTTCTGGCGCAACACCCGCAAGTTGCCAGAGTCATTGACGACGGCATGAAGTACCGCCAGTCCCTCGAAAAGCGCGCAGCCGCAAGAGCCAAGCCGGAACCGCCTCCCAAGCCGGTCACCCGTGTTGGTGGAGCCGCCGCGAGCAACACCAAGAGCCCTTCCGACATGACACCGCAGGAATACGCGGTGTGGCGCCGGGAGCGCACGAAACGCTAACTGCTGCCCGCAAGGGTGGCGCTTCTAACGCCGAGAGGCGCTGAGGAACCAAAATGAGTAACGTCTTCAAGGTAATCGACATGATTGCCAAGGAAGGTCTGGCCATCGCCCACGAAAAGGCCACCTTCATCTCCACGGTGGACCGTCAATTTGACGAGTCTTTCAAGCCGCAGTCTCTCGGCGGTGGCCGCATCGGCGGCACCCTCCGGGTCAAGGAACCGAACCAGTACACGCGCCGTCAAGGCTCGCGTGTGATGGACGTTCAGGACCAGAACGAGAGCACGCAGACCATCACCCTTGCGACGCAAGACGGTGTGGACATGCGCTTCACTTCTGCGGAACTTGCCCTCGACACCGACAACCCGGATCAGGTCAGCGCTTTCTCCAAGCGCTTTATCGAACCGGCGATGGCTGTGTTGATGTCCGGTATTGACGGCGACTGCATTACGACCGCCACCAAGGCCACGTACAACCTCGTCGGTACCGCTGGGACCACGGCCAACATCGACGCGCTCGGCCTGGCCCGCGCGAAGCTGAATCAAGGTCTGGCTCCGAAGGACACGAACCGCGCGATTCAACTCGACTCTGTGACGATGGCGAACATCGTCGCCGGCAACAAGGGCCTGTTCCTGCCGGACAACCAGATCAAGAAGGCGTTTGTCGAGGGCTACTACCAGCGTAGCGCGATGGCCGACTTCTATGAGAACGAGCGCACCTGGACGATGACCAACGGCGCGGACGTGACCGGCACGACCGATGCGGCGGCTGGTGTCACGGACGGCGGCACGACCCTGTCGGCTGACACGGCCTCTCCGGTGACCTACACCGTGGGTCAAGTGTTCACCATCGACGGCGTCTACGCCTGCCACCCGGAAACGAAGCAGAACCTGGGCTACCTCCAGCAGTTCACCAACACGGCCGGCACCGGCTCTGGTGGCGACATGACGATCAGCCCGGCGACTGTCCTGACGGGCGCCAAGCAGAACGTGTGCTCGTCTACTGGCGCGCAACTGGCGACGACGGACTTCAACTCGAAGACCCTGACGGCTGTTGGCGCGGCTTCGACGGCCTACCGTCAATCGCTGATGTATCACCGTGATGCGTTCTCGTTCGTGATGGCCGACATGCCGATCATGGACGACTCGCACAAGTGCGTGGTCAAGCGCAACGAGGGCTTCTCGATTCGCGTGTGGATGGCTTCGGACATCCGCAACGACGAACTCCTGTGCCGTCTTGATGTGCTGTACGGCTTCAAGGCGTTCCGTCCCGCTTGGGCGTGCCGAGTGACGAACTGAGCCAAGGCCCTGCGGGGCCTTCTTCGTTTCCAACCTTGGGGCTTCGGCCCATTCGTTTTCTAGGAGCCATAAATGGCAACGTATCAAGAACTCACCGATGGCCGCCCGGATGGCGCGCACGTCGGACAAAACGCTAGCGATCTCGTCGCTTTCCACGGCGCTACGCCGGTTGACCAGTACGCCTATGTGGCCGACCAGAGCATCGCTGCCCTGTCGGTCTCCGGCGTGGTTGGATTCACTTCCTCGACCTCGCTTTCGAGCGTGGTTGAAAAGCTGAATTCGATCCTCGCCCTGCTGCGCGAAAAGGGCCTGATGGCCGCCTCGTAAGGAGCACACAAGATGCCCAACACCAAGGCTATCGGCGTCGCCTACGAAGATCAGCGGATCAGTGGCGGCACGGTGGACAACACCCCTATTGGGGCAACTACCGCCAGCACGGGGGCGTTTACGACGCTCTCGTCTAGCGGTGCGACATCCCTCGGTGACGCGGCGGCCGATGTCATCGGTTTCCACGGCGCCACGGGTGCAGACCAAGCGGCCTACACGGCTTCGCTCTCCATCAACGCCCTGTCGGTGTCTGGTGTGGTCGGGTTCACCTCGTCCACCTCGGTTTCCGCGCTGGTGACGGCAGTGAACAACATCATTGCTCTACTGGTTGAAAAGGGCCTGATGGCGGCGGCTTGATGGCAAAGATCGTATTCGAGGGCTCTGTCCCGGTGTCGCATGAGGACCTGCTCGCGCAGGTTGCACATGCAAAGTCGCTGGGATACCCCGAGGTGCGAGAACAAGAGCCCCACGGTAGGAGGCTTGCCGTTGTCGGCGGCGGGCCTTCTATCGTGGAACGGCTCGATGAGATTCGAGAGTTCGCCGACATTTGGGCCATCAACGGGGCTTGCGGCTTCCTCGGGGAGCGCGGCATTGAATCCACACTGTTGACGCTGGACCCGTGCGATTTCCTCGCCCCGCGCGTTGTTGGGGCAAAAAAAGCGCTTCTGGCTACTCGCTGCCACCCTGACGTATATCGAGCGCTCGAAGGGGCCGACATCACCGTCTTTGACGCGGTGAACGACACAGAAAACGGCCTTTGGGCTTCTTGTAGTTCTGTAACCGTGGCGTTCCACCTGGCGACCTTGCTTGGATACCGGCAAACGGTGTTCTACGGCTGCGAGGGAAGCTACTCCGATAAGACGCACGCCTACATGGACGAGCAGGAACTTCAGGACTACCGCTTCATCGTGGAGTGTGGCGGGAAGCAGTACGTCACCGCTCCCGATTTGTACATGCTGACGATGCAAATGGCGGTGTTCTTCCGCCTTGCGATCAACAACTCGTTCACCGAGCGATGCGGCGGACTTCTGAGAGCCCTTATCGCCAATCCAGAGCATGAGATTGTGAAAGTGTCGCGGCAACTCGCAGCGTCGCTCAAGCCGATATGCGCAGGCGAACCAAATTGAATCTCGCCGAAGGGTTTGAGGCCGTCTATGTCGGTTTTCGCCCGGCTGCGGTATGTGTCGAAGGAAAGGAAATCGCGTGGTCGCTGATTTCCGACCTACCGAGCAGTCCTGACATCTATGGCACGCCGAGCCAATGGGCCACGGACGGCCACCGCATCTATTTCGACAAGAGGGCAGACCGGGACTACCCGGTTGAAGTGGAGAAACCATGAAATTTCCTGTTCGGATGGTTGGCAAGCACGGAGCGATGCACGCCTACAGCACCAGCGAGGTTGCGCAGTTGCAATCGCTTGGGTGGTCGGTGGAGCGTCCGACCGAGGAAGTGCTCAAGGAAGCGCTGGCCGAGTCCATGCGCCTTGATCCGCCGCTGTCCGATCTGTTGCATCGCGGGTCTGTCCCTGAAGCCGAGCCGATTCCCAATGCGCCGCTCGACGCTCCGGTTGCACCGCTGGTGCTGCCAGTCGTCTCCGAACCGCCAAAGCGAAAGCCTGGCCGCCCCCCGAAGGCGAAGTAAATGGCACTAAGTAGCTACACCGAGTTGAAGGCGGCGATTGCCGACTTCGCCAACAGAACCGACCTCACCACGGCCATCGTGGACTGCATCACCCTCGCAGAGGCTCGCCTGTACGACAAACTCATCCTCAAGAACATGGAGTCTGAGGAGACGCTGACCCTCACCACCGGACAGAACTACGTCGCGTTGCCCTCCGGCTTCATCAGCCCGATTGCGCTGTGGCTTGTGGTGTCCTCGGTTCGCGTTCCGCTGTCGCCTGCGCTGCCGCAGGAACTGCCTTACGACACCAGCAACAACCAGCCGACGTATTGGGCCATCGACGGCGCAAACATCCGGTTCGACTGCCCGGCCAGCGCCAATTACACCGCCTACCTGCGCTGTATCAAGAAGTCGAATCTCTCCGGGTCCGTGGCGACCAACTACCTGCTTGACCGGCGCCCTGATATCTACCTAGCTGCGTCCATGGTGGAAGTGGCTCGCTACACCCGCGACGTTGATCTGTTCGATACGTGGGAGTCCAAGCTGGTCAAGGCGGTGGCCTCGTTCAAGGCGGCCGAGAACCGCACCAGAGCCATGGTGCCGATGCGCAATGACGTTCCGTCCGGCGCCAAGTCTGACATTTTTAGTGGGTGATTGATGGCAAAGGCTCCCATCACCTTTGACAAAGGCGTCAACAAGGACTTACTGCCGTCCGAGCTGGGCGATGGTTGGCTGTCTGATGCGCTCAATTTCCGGTTCCGCAAGGGCTTCGCCGAGAAGTTCGAGGGCGTCATCAGCAAGAACACCGGGGCCACCATCACGGCGACGAGCGGGGCCTTTCTGTTCCCGTTTTACGGCACTGCCGGACAAATGGCGGTGTATGGCAACACCACGAAAGCGTATTGCCTCGACGGCGCAACGCCTGCGGTGCATACGGAAATCACGCGCTATCGCAAGTCGGAGACCATCAGCACGCTCAACCGGCTCGGCGCGAACCTCGCCGAAGTCACCACGGCGGCAAATCACGGGCTCTCGACTGCCGACACGGTCACGGTTTATGGCGCGACCGAGAGCGGCTACAACGTCGCCAACGTGGCAATCACGGTTACGGCAGTCAACAAGTTCACCTACGTCACCACCAGCACGATTGCCGCGAATGCCACGGTGGTGGGGGCCTATGTGGTCGTCACGTCGGCGGCGGCGAGCGACTTCGCTGGCCTGCCGACCTATCCGACCGGCGGCGCGCTCAACGGCGTGTTCTTCCTGTACGGGCCGAGCGATGGCCTGTACTACTGGGGCGGCACTGCGGCCGTGCGGCTGCGTCAGGTGCCGTTTTCTGTTCCGGCGTCCTGCGTTTCCGTCAGGCCATACAAGAACTTCCTCGTTGCGCTGTCCGGGCAGGTGGTCTACTGGACCGACGCCGCTGAGCCGGGAGCGATCCCGACTACTTTTACCTCCACCGACACCAACGAGGCCGGCAGCTACCCGGCTCTTGCCGAAACGCCGGGATTGCTGGTGGACAGCCTGCCGCTGGGTGACGCGAACATCGTCTACAAGTCCGACTCGTACTACGCCCAGCAGTACGTCGGTGGCATCGACGTGTTCTCCGTCACCCGCTTGCCCGGAAACGACGGGCTCTATCGGGCGTGGTGCGTCGTTGACACCCCGCGCGGCCATGTGTTTTTGACGCAGAACCTCGACATCAAGATTCACCAGGGCGGTGGCGCGAACAGCATCGCGGACGGCGTGATCCGCAAGTATTTCGCCTCGTCCTTCGATATCACGAACCGCCCGGACCGGGTGTTCATGACCGTCAACCCGGAGAAATCTGAGGTCTGGATTCTCTACGCGACCACAAGCAGCACCAAGGGATGCGACAAGGCGCTGGTGTGGAATTGGGAAGCCAACGACGGCGCTGGCGCGTGGGGCATCTTCGACATGTTCGCGGTCACGACCGGCACCGAAGGCGTTTCCTTCGCGGCCTGCGGCCTGTGGCCCGCTTCCTTGACCTCGCGCAGTCGGCTGATGCTGATGAATTCGGACTTCGACTTTCTGATGGTCGATAGCGCGGCGACGACCTCCGTGACCGCGACGCTGGAGAGGACCGGAATGGACTTCGGCGATCGGGACACCATGAAGTTCATCCAGCGTTCGCGTTGGAACGTGGACGGCACTGCGGGCAACACCATGTCTGTCTATCACGGCTCGTCGAAAACGGCTGATGGCTCAGTGACGTGGACCAGCCCGGCGACCTACACGGTCGGCACCACGGACTACGCTGATGCGCGGGCGACCTCTGGCCGGTTCGGTGCGGTGAAGATGTCCACGACGACCGCCGCGCCGCTGCTGCTGCGCTCGGGCGATCTGGACGTGACTGGCGGGGGCAAGCGGTGACGACCATCTACAAGCCGGGCAACGTCCCGTCCGATCCGAGGCTGATCCCTACGTTTTTGCGCGGGGAGCTGGCGGCGCTGAAGCGCGGACTTGAGTCGCCGGAGCCGATTACCCGGCGGCAAGTGCTGCACGCGCCTCCGGCGAAGGCGATGGACGGCGATGAAATCGAGGCTGATGGGGTGGATTGGAACCCCGGATACGGCCCCGGAAAGTACGTCCGGCGCAATGGCGCATGGACTCGGGGCGACATTACCGGTTCAACGGGGACGTTTTCCGGCGCGCTGTCGGCGGCGACTGGCACGTTTGCGGGCTCTTTGAGCGCGGCGACCGGGACGTTTGCTGGTTCGCTCAGTGCTGCCACGGGCACCTTTGCGGGGAGTTTGTCAGCGGCTACGGGGACGTTCGCGGGGGCGCTGAGCGCTGCCAGCGGGACGTTTAGCGGAGATATCAGCACTACGGGAACGGCCAGCTTCGGCGGAGCTACATCCTCTGGCGGCAAGACCTATGCGGCGGTTGCCGGCACCGGAGCCGGCGTTCATGGAGGCGTCAAGGGCATTGCTGGATCAAGTGCCGCGGGCGTGCATGGGACGTCTGCATCTGTCGGCACCGCCGCAGTAGTTGCCGAGAACACGGCAGGCGGGCCGGCGCTGACGGTGGATGGTGCGATTCAGGTTAGCAACGGGCTTGGCGCCTCGGTTGCCATCAACGTGCAGCAACTCATGGGGTATGTGCCCGGCAACACAAATGGCGCGATCCCTGTTTCTAACGGGACCCTTTGTACCAACCTCAATGCGCAATACCTGAACGGCAACGCATCCACGGCATTCGCTACATCGAGCCACAACCACAGCGGCGTCTACCTGCCGGTTGCTGGTACTGCGGCCGATTCCAGCGCCTTGGGCGGGTATGCCGCCTCCAGTTGGACCCGCATCGTGAACGGCAACGTGGGCACGGCCAATGCCAGCGGCGCCGGCTTCACGATGCAAATGGGGACCGGGCTGGCTCCGACCTACGAGGTCAACTGTTCGAGTAACAACATCATCTTGCAGACGGCGTCCGATCGCACGCTAAAGCAAGATATCGAGGACGAGGCGCTAGGGCTCGCCTTCGTGAAGGCGCTGCGTCCGCGCCGGTTCCGGTTCATCAGCGACCCGGACTACCAGCAGCACGGATTCATCGCGCAAGAGGTGGCCGAGATCGCCACGCCGGCCGGACAAAAGGACGCGCTGGCGTTCACGAACCCGAACGGCAAGATGGGCATTAACCACCTGTCGCTGATCGGCCCGCTGGTCAAGGCGGTGCAGGAGCTTGCTGCCGAGGTGGCGGCCTTGCGCGGAAGCTGAACAGCGCCTATAGTACAAATCCTTACACCACTGGAGCGGCTGAATGGATTTCCTGTACTTCCTGACTCACGCGGTATTCACGAACCAGATTGTTGCCGTTGACAACGTCAAGACGCCCGCTGAAGTGATGCGGCCGGACGGCGTGATGGTCCCGTCCGCTGTCGTTGGATCGTCTGACGAAGTGACGTACTGGATTCCGCGTGACGGCGTGTACGTGCAGGCCAACGACAAGGAAGCCAGCGCCTACGCCGACTGGCTGCTCAACGACATGCAGGCGGACGCGAAGATCAACGCAGAACGCGCCGCCGAGAAGATCGCCCTTGACCTCTCCGGTCAGGAAGTCGTGCAAATCGTCGGCGGGTCCGGCTGGACGCCCGGCGCGATGCCGGACTTGACCGGCTCTGGCGCATAGAGACTGTCACACACCACAGAGAGCCGCCTTCGGGCGGTTTTTTCATTTAGGGAGCCTGTATGGCGAATCTTTCACCCGAACTGCTAGCGCGAATCCAAGCGTATTACGCGCAACCTGCGTCCGGCTCTGGCTGGTCGCCCAACATGGCCACGCCATTCAGCGAAGGCGGGCGGATGTACCAGTCCGACGCGCAGCAGGGTTGGGGGCAGGATGGGGGCGGCGCTACCGGCATGACTTCGCTGTTCGAGTACGACCCGAACAAAACGCAGGCGGGGCAGGACAAGTTCAACGTCTACGACCCGCAGGGGACGTTCCTCAACGAAGGCACGTTCAAGACCGACGACGCCATGCAGACGTTCCTGATGGCCCTTGCTGCGGCTGGCGGGATGTCGATGCTGCCGGGCGGGGCGTTCGGCGGCGCTGCTGGCGGTGCAGGGTATGGCGCGCTCGGCGCGACCGAGCCTGTCGCCTCGATTGGCGCGCTCGGAGGCATGACGGAGGCCGAACTGGCGGCGCTTGGTGCTGCTGGCGGCTCTGGCGCGGCAGGCGCAGCGGGGGCCACTGGTGCCGCCAGCACGCTAGGCAGCGCCGCTAAATGGCTCGGCCCGGCCGCAACCCTGCTCGGCGCTGCCGCAGGGGCCAAGGGTCAAAAGACCGAACAGACCTCCGAGCGCAAGACCGATCCCCGAGTGGACCCGTACCTATTCGGCGCGAACGGCCAGCCGGGGCTCTTGCAGATGACATACGACAAGCTCGCCGGCCAGATGGCTCCGGGCGGCCTGCAAGGCTATGACGATATGCAGCGCGTCGGGCGCGGCTTGCTCAATACGCCAGTCGCCGGCAACGGCTTTGGCCTGTTCGGGAGGATTCGGTAATGGCGACGCAACAAGAGATTCTGTCCTGGCTGGCGGCTAACCCGCAGGCCACTGACCGCGACATCGCGGCGGCGATGAATCAGTACGGCGTGAGCACTGGCGACCTGGCTGGCGCGACCGGCTGGGACGCTGGCGCCGTGAATGACCGCTACGGCGTGGCGAACGCGCAGAACTACATCGACACGCAATGGAGCGATCCCTTGATGCAGTTGCCTGGCAACGTGGATCAGCGCAACTGGGGCATTCTCGGCGCAACGCAGGGTATGGGGCTGACGGATGATCAGCAGGCCCGCGCGATGGGATGGACACCGGAACAGGTGACGGGTTACGAACAGCAGTACGCGCCGCAGATTTCCGCGTATCAGGGCATCTACGGCGCTGATGTGGCGAACCCAGCGCCGTACATGCAGCCGGTGCAGCCGACCGCGACCGGGCTTCCTGCGTCAAACCTGCCGGCGATGCCCAATCTCGCGGCACCGACCCCTGCTACCGCGACCATGCAGAACCCGGCTTACGGTGCTGGCGGGGCGGTCTACGCTGGCCCGAACGCTGGGACTCCGGCGAACGGTGGCGGGTACAACCCCATGATCAACGACCTGTCGCAGCATGGCGGGGCGGGTGCTTCGCCTTACGCGCTGGGCGGGCCGGCTGCTCAAGGTATGTTCGGGCAGCAGTTCGGTGGCTACCAAGCCTCGCCGTGGCTGTCAGCTACCGCTGATGAAATCGGCCGCAGAACCCAGCAGGGGCTCGGACAGGCGTTCAACTCCATTCGCTCCAACTCGATCCGTAACGGCACACTTGGCGGCTCCCGGCAAGGGGTCGCTGAAGGGATTGCCACGCGAGGCGCCATGGATAGCCTGCAGGGTCAACTCGCCGGGCTGTATGGCAGCGACTGGACGAACGCGCAGAACCGCTATCTCACGGGTCGCGGGCAAGACATCTCGAACTACAACACCAATCGCTCGCTCGATATGCAGCAACTCGGCCTTGGCGCGAACATCTACGACATGGGTGTTCGTGGTGGCTGGCAACCGCTGCAAACGGCCAACGGCATCTTTAACACCACTGCCGGCAACAACGTCACGCAGACCAGCGGCGGAACGCAGGGCGGGGGCTGGCAGGGTCTGCTTGGCGGCGCCATGGGGGCCGGACAGTACGCCAGGAATATGGGGTGGTGGTGAGCATGGGACTACTAGACCAACTCTTTGGCGCTGGCGGTGATGACCCGCGTTCACAGGCGAACATGGCGCTAGCCGCTGGCTTGTTGTCCGGAAACCTGGCTGGCGGGCTGCTGGGCGCCAATCAGGTGTTCGCGGAAGCGCCGGACCGCAAACTGCGGCGCGGGCTGCTGGAAGCACAACTAGCCGAAACACAGGCGCAGGCGGACGAGCGCAAGTCAAAGCTCGCACTCGCCCAAAAGGCGCAGGCTGATCAAACGTCGTTCCTGTACGGTAGCGGCGGAATGTCGCCAGGCGCGTTCGCTCCGTCTGCTGACGGCTTCGGGCCGACGATGCCGCAAGGTGCCGCCCCGATGGGTGGTGGCGTTATTGCCCAAGCCCGCGCGATGGGCATCCCTGAAGACGCCATCAAGGCCGATGTCCTGTTCAACGGCGGCAAGAAGATCTCCGAACTTCTGGCGAAGCACGGCTCGCGCGACATGCAGGTTTCCAACGGCTACGCATACGACAAGAACAAGCTGGGCGCTGGATTCCTGCCGCAACTGAACGTCTCGCAGAACGGCCAAACGTCCATGGTGCAGATCGACCCGAACACGGGGCTCCCGGTTGTTTCGGCTCCCTCTGGCGCACTGAACACCTATGCCGGGTATCGCAACATCGACGAAAGCGCGAAGGCGAACTTCGACCCGGTTACGGTGACCCCGCAGGGGCAACCCCCGCAGATGACCAGTCGGGGCGCGCTGATGCGCATTCCGCAGGTACAAGGAGGCGTTCCCGCTGGCGCAGATGCGGGCCGGGCCGACATCCTCAATCAGGAAGTCACCAAAGCGCAGGCCCAACTGCAAGCCGCGCTGAGGACCGGCGATCAGACGGCGGCGCAGCGAGCCAACAATGACCTGACGGCGCTCAATCGGGAGTTGAAAGCCATCGGCGGCACTTCCCGAGCCACGGTAGGAATGCCGCTGCAAAGCGAAGCGGAAAAGACGCAAGCCATTGACGACGCAAAGGCGGCTGCCGCCCGCGACGCGACCATGCAAAAAGGCGCCATGAATTCGCGCGACACGCTGAACTACATCGCGGAGGCCCGCAAGCTGTTCGACAAAGGCCCGACCAACAGCGGCGCTGGATGGCTTGTTGATCAGGGCGCTAACCTGTTTGGCTTGAGCACTCCCGGCGCCGATGCTGCTGCTCAACTTGAAACCCTGTCCGGCTGGATGGTAAGCAACGTCCCGCGCATGGAAGGCCCGCAGTCGAACTTTGATGTTCAGAACTACAAGACCATGGCTGGCATGGTGGGCGACAGCACAAAGCCGCTTCCGCAGCGAAAAGCCGCGCTCGACACACTCGAAAAGCTGCAGGCGAAATACGCGCACCTGAACCAGCCCGGGAATGACGCAGAGCCGCCCAAGCCCAAGGCGTTCCCTACGATGCCGATGCCTAGCGCCGCGAATGCTGGCAAGACGCTCGTGGACACGCAAACCGGCAAGCGCTACAAGTCCAACGGCGCGAAATGGGTTGAAATTCAATGAGCCGCTACGTCCTAGAAGATGAACCGGCGGCGGGACGCTACGTCCTAGAAGACGAGCCAGTCGCCGTGTCCGCCGGGAAGGAAATCAATTCCATTCCGCGCCAGATCGGCCTCACGGCCCGCTATGGGCTGGAAGGGCTGGCGAACACGGCGCAGATCGTCACGGAACCGCTGCGCTACGTCACCGACCGGCTAACCTGGCAGACCGGCAAGACGTTGCCGCTGGGCGAGTTGACCTCGCGCGGGCTGGACGCGCTCGGCCTGCCGAAGCCGGAAACGGCTGACGAGCGGGTTGTCGGGGACGCTGCGCGGCTCGTAGCGGGCGCTGGTGGGCTTGGGGGCGCCGCTCGTGCCGCCAGCGTCCTGCCTGGCGCTATGGGCCAAGCCGGCGCCTTTCTGTCGGCCAATATGCCGCAGCAACTCGCTTCCGCCGCTGGCGCTGGCGCCGCTGGCGGGGCCTCGCGCGAGGCTGGCGGCTCTCCCATGGTGCAGGCTGGCGCTTCGCTGCTTGGCGGCATCGGTGGCGGGATGGCGACTCAGGCCGGCGGGGCTCTCGGCAACAAGGTTGCTACCACGGCGCGCAATCTGATGCCGGGCCAGCAACAACTCATTCAGCAGCGGGTGGACCAGACCATCAATGTCACGCTTCAAAGCAGCGGCATTGACCCGGCGACGATCAACCCAGCGATGCGTGCCGCGCTACGCGAGCAGGTCACGAAGGCGATGAACACGGGTGGCGACCTCAACCCGCAGGCGCTCGCCAATCTAGCCGACTACACGCGGTTGAACCTGACGCCGACCCGCGCCCGCCTGACGCTCGACCCGTTCGATGTGACGCAGGAGCAGAACGCCTCCAGTCTCGCGGCAGCGACCGGGCAGCGCAGTGCTCGCTTGCCGCAGATCGCGCAGGAGAACAACCAGCGTCTAGTCGGCATGGTGGACGACATGGGCGGCGCTCGCCCGATCGATCCTTATGGGCAGGGCTCGGCCGTGACCCGTGCGATTCAGGCCAGGGATGACGGTCTGAACCAGCAAGTGCGCGCCGCCTATCAGGCCTACCGGGACTCGACCGGCCGCGACCTTCCAATCCCGCTCGATGCGCTCAAAGAGGGCTACAGGTCAACGCTCAAGGACTTTGGCGACGACGTAATCCCTAGCGCGGTGCTCAGGAAATTCAAGGCGATTGTTGATCCGGCACCACCGCACGCACACGGAGCGCCCAAGGCCGCCCCGCAGTCGCCGCAAACCATCGTAGATTCTTCCGGCAAGGTGTTGCTGGACCTGACGCCGAAACCACCGCAGAAGACGCTGTCGATTGATGACGCGGAAATGCTCATCAAGACGATCAACTACAACTACAACCCGATGAATACGGCGCAGGCGAGGGCTCTTGACCGTCTGCGGGACTCGGTGCAAAGGTCAATCATTGGCGCGACCGAAACCGGCGAAGGTATGGAGTCGGCAACGCTTGCCAACCTTGCCCGCGATACTGCCCGTCAGCGCTTCCAGTGGCGCGACAGTTCTCCGGTCATTCAGCGAGCGCTGGGCGGGGCGAACGCAGATACCTTTGTGCAAAACAACGTCATCAGCAAAGCGGCAGGCTTTGACGACGTGGCACAAGCCGCGCAGACCATCAACCAAAACGCTGCCGCCAGAGAGTCCGTGCGCACGGCGATCATGCAGAAGCTGCGCGAATCGGCGGTTGGCAAGGGGGCGGTGCAGACGCAGGACGGTCGCACGATCACCGGCAATTTCTCGGGCCGCAACATGGAGGCCGCGATCAAGGATATCGGCGACCGCAAGCTCGGACTGTTCTTTACGGCCGATGAAGTTGAAACGCTTAAAGCGATGGCACGAACCGGCAGTTTTGAAACATTCCAGCCGCGCGGTTCTGCGGTCAACAACAGCAAGACGGCGGCTGGTGTTGGGAGTCTGCTGCAAGGGCTGAGTAAATACGTCAAGCCGATTGCTAATCGGCTGCCGGCTGGGGAAATGGTTGTTTCCAGGCCGCTGGACTACATGACTGCATCGGCGTTGCAGCGCCCTGCGCTCGACCTCACGGGGGGGCTTCTGATGCCGCGCCAGCGTCAGCCGCTAGCGCAGGGGTTGCTGCTGCCGGCAACCGCCTACGGCGGGTTACTTGCGGGGTCCGCCCCGTAGCCAGTCTATGACGGCCAAGACGCATAGAGAGCCGAGCCAGCCCAACATGATCGGGTCTATGCCAGAGCGAACGATGAGCGCGTTCAGATAGTCAGCCACCCCGCCACTGTACCACCGGCCCGCCTAGAGCGGGCTTTTTCAATTCAGCAGAAGCCGCCTGAGGGCGGTTTTTTCACGTCGGGACCAGCCATGAGAGCCAAAACGCGGGCGCTACTGATCTACGCCACCTATCTCGTCACAGACCGTCGCCTGCGCATCGTGGATGCCAATGGCAACCGGCTGGCCATTTCCTTTAGCTGATATGCCGGACGTACTCGTTTCCGATCTTGCCACCGCCACCCCCACCTCTTCCTCTACTGTAGTAGGGGAGACGGGGGGAGTGTTGAAGAGGTTTGCCACGTCTGACCTTGTTCCGTTCGTCAACGTCAAGCACTACGGCGCTGTCGGGGATGGGGAGACGGACGACACGGCGGCGATAGATGCTGCGGAAGCATTCGCGTATGCCAATAACAGAGCGCTGCTCTTCCCCTGCGGGTTCGCGTTTGGCTACTCGGGGAAATTTCAGCCGCGCGTAGATGTATGGGGGTACGGGGCGACCCTCAAGCAGCTCGCCGGATCGGAAATTTTAACCAATGTGTTCGGGGTCGTGTATTACCCCAGCCGGGCAAACCTTACGCTTGTCGGCCTTTCCATAGACGGGAATTTCAAGTCTACCGGAGTCGGGGTTGATGGCGGCTCGGGCGTAAAGATTATTGACGTGAGCGCGAGCAACGTGATCCACGCCGGGTTCAATTTCTACTCGCACGCACGCCCGCACGTTGCCAGGTGCCTCGCCAGCGACATCCGCTACCAACAGGACGGTGCCGGCCCGGCTGACGGGTTTTTCTTCGGCGGCTGCACCGATGCACTGGCGGAGGATTGCCGCGCCTACCGGCCAAGGCGCATCGGGTTTGTCTCCGAGGGGAATGGGGCGACCAAGGGAGACAGGGTGATTTTCCGGCGATGCATCACCGACGAGCCCCACTATTGCGACAACAGCGCCGCCGAATACAACACCGCATTTTGGGCCGAGAACACCAACAGCGTCGATTTTGTCGACTGTGTCGGGGTCAACATCGCAGGCAATGCCGGGCAGACTTCCGGCCGTGTGGCCGGTATGGTGGTACTCGGGTTGGGAAACAACGCTCAAGGGACGGTCAATGCGCAGCGGTGCAGGATGTACGGTGGCGCAGGGCGCTTGCCTGTGGCGTACTCAGTTGATGGCTCCGGCACTTATGGAGCGGTGAACATCGAGGACTGTTTTGCGCAAAAGATAACGACCGGAGTTCATATAACCGGAGGGGCGGCAGAATTGAGCATCGCCCGTCCAGTGTTCGATGACATCGTTTGTGGGGCGGCGAACGGTGGGGTTCTCGTAGACGGGCGAGAGACTTCGGCCATCGACCGCCTCATGATCGAGCGCCCGGTGATCACAAACGGCACATTCCACGCCGACTCCGGCTGGGTGAATGTCTTCTCGCGCTCACTCGGAACTAGCTACACGCTGCGCGGGATGGTGGACGGCATCCACGTTATGCGCCAGCGGTTTGATTGCGTCAGTGTGTGCGAAAGCAGTATCTCACTTTACACCACGTTGTATTCCGCGCTGTTGGGCGACCGTCTCTACACGGGGCCGAGCTGCAAATTCACCAGCGCTTCGGTTGGAGCTAAGTGGTGCGCCTCGTCGGCTCTCTCATCCGGGTCGGAAATTGTGATCGACGGCGGCTTGTTCGTGGATGTCGTCAACGAGTTTGGAGGGACCAATGTTTCCATGTACGTTAACGATGCCCGGTTTAACGCCTGCCGGTTCGACCTTTCCATTGTGGGGACGTTCGTTACTTCCTTCAACTCAACAAAATGGTACGGCGTAGGGGCCAACGGTGCGATTCGTTGCGACTACGCGCCCACAACCAAGCACACGCTTCTAGCACGCGGCAATCACTTTGAATCGACGGATGTCGCATACACACCGATCAAGAAGTGGAACAACGACCCGACCAAGTGCGTATTACAAGGCAACACGCACACAGCCACGGCGCTTACCGACTTCTCGGCCCCGACAAGCGCTGTTGACAACGTGGCCGTGTGAACAAAAGCTGTATTGCATCAAGGGGAAAAGATGAACAAGGCGGCGTGGCTACTGATGACAATCCCTCCCATCGTGAAGAACGGGAGATTTTCAAACGGTACAGCTTACTGGATTCCGACAGCGAACGTATCGTTGGCCGCAGGCGATGGCAGACTGACGGTCACTTGTATTGGAGGGCTTAGCAATAAGCACGCCGGACAAACGCTGCGCACCGTAGTTGGCCGAACGTACAGGCTGTCAGCGACCATCGAGGCAGACGCGGCCAATGCCATCGCAGCATCGGCTCGGATTTTTGTCTACGACAGCGACTTGCTAGGCGTAAAACTTGCAGAGCAAACGGTGTCCGCAAATGGCGCACTAACGACGGTGGCGATCCAGTTCACGGCGACGACCACAACAACATTCATTCAGCTTGCCGTCGCCTCGTCTGCCGCGTGGGGAAGCACCGGGGACAAGGCTTACTTTGACGACATCGTAGTCAGGTGAGCCATGTACTCCTGGATAGCCCGCCCCGGCATCGCTGCCGCTGCTCCCCGTCTACCGCACCTGAGGTGAGTGATGCCCTCCCGGAACACCAGCCCGCTTCGGCGGGTTTTTTAACGCCTGACGCGATAGGAGCCGCGCGCAATGAGTGAACCATCCAAGTTTGCGGCAGTGGTCGCCCCCGTTGTTTCCAAGGCGGCGGTTGCTGCCGAGAGAGGCGGCGCTGCCGTCGCTTTGTGGGGCGGATTCACCGCGACGGAGCTTGCCGCTTTCGGCGGGCTGATCGTGGCAATCATCGGCTTTGTGGTGAATACCGCGATGAACTGGCACTTCAAGTCTCAACACTTGCGGTTGGCGAGAGAAAAAGCCAAGGCGGACCCGGATGAGTAGCGCCCGCATTGTTGTTGCCTCGCTGAGCCTGTCGGCGGCTGCTCTGGTGGGGCTGGCGGTGCATGAGGGCTACACCGACGAGGCCGTGATTCCGGTCAAGGCCGACGTTCCGACCTACGGTTTCGGGATGACGACTCGCCAAGACGGCTCTCCGGTCCAGATGGGCGACCGCACTAATCCGATAGAGGCGCTTCAAAGGACGCTGGCCTACACACAGAAGGCCGACGCCCAGATCAAGCGCTGTGTCACCGCTCCCCTGCACCAAGCCGAGTATGACCTGATGGCAGACTTTGCTTACCAGTACGGGGTAGGGGCGCTGTGCCGCTCCAACATCGTCCAGCGGGCTAATGCTGGTGACTACATGGGTTCGTGCGAAGCCTACAAGGAGTTTCGTATGGTCAAGGCGGCTCCCGGCGAAAAGGAAGGCACTGGCATGGTTCGCGGGCGCGACGGCATCCTTCGCTATGACTGCTCCACCCTGGTGGACGGCAAGCCGAACCGGCGCTGCTGGGGAGTGTGGGCGCGGCAGTTGAAGCGCCACACGACCTGCATGGGGGCACAGTGATGTTCGCACTCCTGTCGCCCCGTCTGTGGCTAGCTGCTGCGCTGGTGGCTGCGCTTGCCTTTTCTCACTTCACCGTCTACAGGGCAGGAAAGAACAATGCACGAACCGAATGGATGGCAGCAACAGCGACCGCCAATCAAGAGGCCCGCGCGCTTGAAAACGCTCGTCAGAGACGTGCGGACGAGGCTGCAAAGCTGGCCGCAGCCCGCACGAATAGCCTTGCTGCTGACAATCGTCGTGCTCGCAGCGAGCTTGACCGCCTGCGCGACACCATCGGCACCCCCCAGCCAGCCAGCGCGCAATCCTGCGCCGCCGCAGATCAGCGAGCCGACGCCCTCGGAAAGCTACTCATCGAGAGTGGAGAGCTTCTTACGGAGCTTGCGCGAGCGGCTGACGCGCACGCCAGCGATGTAAGGCTTCTCTTAGACGCCTGGCCGCGTTGAACTTGACTTCCGAGTAAGCACCTTCGGTTCCCACGGTAGGCCCTGCCGCTCGTCGGCTCATTCCCCCAAGGAGGCACCCCATGAAGCGCTACATCGTCGGCGCGGGCATCGCCATGCTCGCTTTCTCGGCTCAGGCTGATTTTCTGGCGTCTGACGGGAAAAACTCGATCCGGCTGATGACCGTGCCGTGTGAGCTTCCTATCCCGCAGAGGGATGTGATGCTCGCCGCCTCTGCTGTCATCGACGGCAAGGACTGGAAGGCCTGTTGGGCTCCAGTGTCGCGCGATGCGATTGCTGTGATCTTCGAGGACGGCGATCAGTTGATGCTGCCGGTTTCGATCCTCCGGAGGGCGCCGGAAGCATGACGACCGTCGCCGCTGACGCAAAACGGGGTTGCATGGCCTGCGACTCCATGACCTCCACCGCAGACAGTTGGTGGCCCTCAACGAAGGTCCACCGTGCCGCTGATGCCCTGATCGGCGGGGCTGGTGAGGCGGCTTCCATTCGCCAGTTTGTCACATGGTACGCGGACGGCCAGAGGCTTCCGAAGCCGAAGATCGCGGACAACTTTTGCGCGCTGGTGCTGAACGGCGAAGGGCTGTTCTATTGGGCCAGCAACCTCGTTCCGGAACCTATCGAGCGCGGGTTTCACGCCATCGGATCGGGCGGAAACGCTGCCTTGGGCGCGATGCTGGCCGGCGCGAATGTAAAGCGGGCGGTAGAAATTGCCACATTGGTCGATGCCAGCAGCGGGGGAGAGATCGTGCTGCATAAGCTAAAGGGCTCGTGATGAACGCCGAGCTTCGCAGTTGGGCCTCCGTCCGACAGCTTGAATACCTTGATGCCATCGAAAAGCACGGCAGCGAGAATGGGGCCGCTCGGGCGCTCGGGATCAACCCGAGGACGCTGCAACGGTCGATTCGTTCGCTGGAAGTGACGGCGGCGCAGAAAAGCGCCACCCAGCACCAGGATGTGAACCGCATCCCGGGCGGCTTCGCCATCACCGGAACCTCTACGCTCACAAAGACCGGCGACGGCCTTCAATGGGTCAAGACGGCAGCGGACAAGAAGCAGCAGGAGGCAATGCTGCGAGAGTTCGTCACGGATCTGATGGAGGACGTAAAGGGTAAGGCCCCTACGGTCAAGCCGCCGACCATGACCAACGCCGATTTGCTGGCGGTGTACCCAATCGGCGATCACCACCACGGGATGTATGCCGATGGTGACGAGACGGGCGGGCGGGACTATGACTGCAAGATTTCAGCTCACGCGCTGGAAACTGCCGTCGATTACCTCGCCACATTGGCACCGCCCGCAGAGGACGCACTCCTAATCAACTTGGGCGACTACCTTCATGCAAACGACAGCACCAATGAAACGCCCGGGCACCACAACAGGCTAGACGTAGACACCCGTTACGGGCGCGTCATGCACTCGGGGGCGCTGGCGTTGGTGCATAGCATCCTGCGGCTTCTGCGCAAGCATAAGCGGGTGTTTGTGTGGAATATGAGGGGGAACCACGACCCGGATGCTGCCTTCGCGCTGGCCCTTGCCATCTCGTTCTACTTCCACAACGAGCCGCGCGTAGTCGTTGACCTCGGGGCGTCGCTCTACAAGTATCACCGCTTCGGACAAAACCTGCTCGGCGCGCACCACGGCCACGGCGCCAAGGCGGCTGATCTTCCGCTCATCATGGCGACCGACCGCAAACAGGACTGGGGCGAAACCTCGTTTCGCGTCTGGCACTGCGGCCACATCCACCACAAGACGGCCAAAGAGTTCCCCGGATGCGTTGTCGAGACTCACCGCACGTTGCCGCCACAGGATGCATGGGCGGCTGGCAAAGGCTACCGGGCGGAATCCGACATGAACGCGATCATCTATCACCGAGCATACGGTGAGATTCAGCGGTCAAGGTTCGATATGAGCATGGCCCTATGACCTGGCTGGCCGTTATTCCTCGCTCTGCCTACGAGCGCAGGCGCTATCGGCTACACGACCGATCCATGGCTGCTTATGCCTGCGACCGTAGGCACTTTCGCGGGTCCGGCGGCCGTCGTGCGCTGGAAGCTGTGAAAAGTAGTGCCCCGAATCTTTAACAACGCTGCTGGCTATTCAAAGGAGCAGACCATGACATTCCCCTATGGTTCAGGACAGATTGAATCAGAGAGAGCGGCGAGGCTGCTGGATAACCCGATCCGCCGGCACGACGCTGACGGCTTTGTTGTCGCCGAAGTGGCGACAGTTGAAGCGCAAAAGGCTACAGATACGCTTCAGGCGGTGAAGCGAGAAATGCTTCTGCCGTCCGACCCAGCCGAGCGCAAGAACATCCCGATCACGACTGGCGTTCTCGATTACTTCCCGTTGGCGGTTGCCGAAGTGGCGAAGGTGTCCAAGGCAGGGAACGAGCAACACCATCCCGGAAAGCCGCTGCACTGGGAAAAAGGCAAGAGCATGGATCACGCCGATTGCATCCCGCGCCACCTGATTGACAGGGGGCGCTTCGACTCGGACGGTATGCGGCACTCGGCAAAACTGGCTTGGCGGGCTCTGGCGCTCCTACAGACCGAGCTTGAGAATGAGGCCGGCAAGTGAACCAGACCCGCCTAGGCTCGTTCATCGAGGCATGGGTCAACGTCGCTTTGGGCTTCGGGATCAACTACTGCATGAACCTCGTCATCCTCAACGGCGTGATGGGGATGGGGATCAGCCTGCTACAGAATCTGTGGATCGGACTTATGTTCACCGTCGTCAGCGTGGCCCGAAGCTACGCGGTGCGCCGGTTGTTCAACTATGGGCTGCGGGCGGCGATTCAGGCTGTTGCGGCGAAGTTCGCGCGGTGAGGTAGGGTTTCAGGAGCCGCCTCCGGCTAGGTGCGAGGCTTGCGATAACGAATGACGGGCGGCGCGGGCGGCTCTAGCGGCTTGGACGCGCTCCCGCCTTGCCTTGCCGGCGCGGTACTTGTCGAGCCAGTTGACGAACTGATCCCATACGGGATCGCTCTCGTCCACCGGGTCATAGACCTTCGTCATGGCCGCGTCCCAATAGAAGCTAGGCCCGCAGTATTCGTGGAAGTCAACCCACACGTAACGGTTGCCCAACTTGAGCCGGCCCCACGGGCTGACGCAGACGATGGCGTTCCCCATGCGGATACACGTCATTCCCCACCCCCTTTATCAGATTCACTCATTAATCTCTCCTGCCGGACATGCCGGCTTAGCCCTCGTCCCCTAGTGGGGCGGGGGCGGTTTCTTTTTGGGCGCCACGGGCAGCGTCAATAGCAGCGCGGTCGCATCCGGCGCTGGTCCACACGTTCAGTCTCCGCAATTCCCGGCCGCTGACGTGAAGCATTAGCCAGTCCAGCCGCTCCGCATCTTCCTTATACATCGCCCGGCACTGTTCGCCCCACTGCACGAGCATGAGCCGTTCTTCGGGGAATCGGGGAAGAAAGCCTTCAGGGAAGGGGGGGAGGTTCATAGGGGCTCCTTGGCTGCGGACGTGTTGCTACTGTGCTTTACGTGTTCCAAGTGAAGCCGCCCGTTTTCGTCAAAATAGCCGCGCACAGTGGCGCCACAGTCGGGGCACTCGGATTCGTTTTTGGGGCCGCGTAGGCGCTCATCGGCCGAGGCCGCGACTTCGTCTAGTGCGCGTTTCATAGCGTTTCCTTCCGTATAGCGGCGGCGATCAGTTCCGCCCAATCTGCCTGAGCGTGGTGGCGGTCGGAGTTCTCGCTTCCCCAAGTGAAATCGCGCTTGGCATACTTGTCCGCGATCTGCGCAGCCCTCTCCATAGCCTCTGCTACTGCTTGGCGGGCGAAGGCGCGCATCTGGTCGGCGGTGAAAAGCGGACCAAATGTTCCGCTTGCCGTCGTCACCAACGTCGAAGGTGCAACTACTGGCACTGGCAGTTCCGGCAGTTCAATCATGTTCCGTTCCTTCGCTACTTGTGAATAAGTGATGAATGCAAACACAGTCCTATTTGGGCTCGTCTGACCGGCTAGGGGTCATGGTGCGGAGGTCGTCCACGTAGGCCGTTAGCCGCTTAGGATCGGTCATATCTGGCTTGCCGGGCGCAGGTAGGCAGATGCCGCCTACTTCGTCCCAATGATCGCGGACGTAGCGCCATCGCTGGGCGTCGTTGTAGTACAGGAACACCGCTGCCGCGTCCTTCCGATGGCGTTCAATGCACTCGGCCGGAGTCTCTCCGTCTTTCAGGTAAGGCTTGCAGGCGGTGAGCAAGTCGGCGGCGATTAGTTCGCGTACTTCGTTGATTCTGGTGTCCATCGTTTTCCCCTTAGTCTCCGGCCCTTGCCGTTTATCGGTGCAAATCCTTAGCCCGAAGCTGCGTGTACCGCATCAACTGCTTCGGCTCCTTGTGGCCGGTCACAAGCATCATTTCCGGGATGGTGTACTTGCCCGACTCCACTAGCCGGCTGATGGCCTCATGGCGCAAGTCATAGAGCACCAGGCCGACAATCCCCAACTCCTGACAGGCTCGCGGAAACAGGCTGCTCCAGCTCTTGCCGTTCACCGGGAAGATGTATTCCCCGGTTCGCGGCTGGCGCTGGACGATGGCGAAGCTGTCCCCGAGCAGGGGCACCGTCTGGTTGTTTCCGATCTTCTTGCGCGGGTCTTTCCGGTCCCGGATCAGGATCGTTTTGTCCTGCTCGTTCAGGTCTTCCCAGCGCAGGCGGGTTACTTCGCTAGGCGGGCGGAAGCATGACGACAGGATGAAGTCGATGTGATCCACGGTCAGGGTTTCCGACCGGGCCGCAAACCACTTGCGCAGTTTGTCCAGCTCGTCCGCTGTTGGCCGCCTGTCCCGCTCGTTGGACCGGCTCGCCAGCCCCATGTACTTCAGAATCTCGCGGGCGTCCTCCACCACTCCCGGCACCACGCCGACCTTCCAGAGCGCCCGCGCGACCCGTAGCACGCCTTTGAGGTAGGTCAAGTCGATAGCCGCCGTCACCCCTTGAATCTTCCGGTCGTCGGTGATGTACCGGACGATCCGCTCCGGCGTCAGGGTCGCAATCGACTCCTTCCCGAGCCCGGCATTGATGAGCTTGAGGGTAGCCGCCTTGTTTCGCCCGAACGGCTTGACGAGGCCAATCTCGCGCTCGTAGCGGTCGATCAGGTCGCCCACGGTCACATGGGAGGGGGCAAGTTGCCCGGCCCGGCCGTGGTCGATTTCCTGCTCAACCCTGCGCGCCCACTTCTGGGCGAGAATCTTGGTGTCGAAGGTCTGCGTCTGGTGCGGGAAGCCCTTGCGGCGAATCTGAGCCCGCCACTTGCCGCCGACCTGGATGATGGAAGCCATTCCGTAGCACTCCTGTAGCACTCGGCCAGTGTATAGATGTGCAAGATACTGGGTTTCCATGCAGCCAAGCGGGACGAAAGCGACGGGTTCACCAGTGGAAAGCATTCAATTCAGCCCGTGGCGGATATGCACCGCGCCCATGCTGGATTGGCGCGAATGGTGAGGATTCATGCGGGCTGCCGGCGTTGCTGTAGCAATTCCGTAGCGGCTGAGCGCTGCGCGTCGATGTAGGCGGCAACGTCCGAAACGTGGGCCGCGTACTTGCTACCGACCTTGAACATAGGCACCGGGCAGCGCTCGGCGTAGATTTGGTTCTCCAGCGTGCGCTCGGTAACGCCAAGCAGATCGGCAACGCTCTTGGCAGGCATGATTGGGCCTTCGTTGACCAGGAGCAGGGCAAGTTCGGTCTTCATTCCTCGACCTCAAAGCGGTTGTGTTTGCGCTGGTTCTCGACGCCAGACAAGACTTGCAGGTTTCCCTCTACGTGCAGGCCGGAGACAAGCCGGCCCTGTAGCGGGATGATGTGGTCAACGTGGTGCGGCTGCCCGGTTTCCCGCGTCACGCGCTGCGCCTCGACGTAGAAGGCTCGGATCGCTTCCAGGTCGGCCCATGCTGGCGTGCGTCGCATCTTGGCCGCTTCCCGCTTGGCTCGGATTGCCTGCCGGTTGGCTCTTAGCCGCTCGCGGTACAGTTCCTCTGGCGACGGTTGTCCAGCCTGCCGCATGTGGCGGAACACCTGATCCAGTTCCCAGCTCACGCGGGCGGCTTCAATGTCGAATTGCGTTATCCCGTCCAGGGGCGCGCCTAGCCGCTCGGCAAAGATCGCGCGAAGCAGAATCGTGGACGGAGCCATGGCGGCGACTTCGGAGGCGGTCAGCATTACTTCACCGCCATCCTGACCGGGAACGAGCCGTTGCGCCCGTCCTTCCATTCGGTGTACTCAGCGTGCCCGCGAGAAACGAGAGCATTTACCGTGCTGGTGCTGAAGCTGCGCCATCCGACGTTCCACTGAGTCTCGTCCGACTTGCACCAGTAGCCACCGGGAAAGCGCACAAGGCCGCCGTGCTTGCTGGCGTAGTCCAGTGCTTCGCGCATCGTTGGGGAGAGGTCGCTCATCGCTTCAAGTCCAGTTCCATGTAGCCCGCGAATACGCCAGACAGCATCGGGTCCATCTTCTTGAGCAGGAAGATCGGCACCAGCACATCGAGCGCAAAGCCGAGCCACCAGCCTGCTGCGTAGCACCAGCCCCAGAAGACCAGCACGCCGAGAATCGTGAAGGCGCTCACTGTCCCGCCCCTTCACCCGCAGGCAGAGCAGCGATAGGCTCGACGCGGCAATAGCGCTTCTCCGGTAGATCAAATCCGAACGCCAGCCGGTAGTGCTCGGTCCTGTCGATGGCTGCGCGTGCGGCCTGCCGCGTCGGGAAGATCACGCGCATGTGCTTCTTGTCGGCCCAGGCGAGAATCCCGCCGTCCGGCAGCCCGTCGCCGGTCTTGAGCGTGAGAACTTGCTCGTAGCTCTCACAGGACTCAAGCACAACGTATCCGGTAGGTTTCATTGTTAATCTCCAGTAGGCAGAGCGGACAGAGCAGCGCGAAGGGCGGCTTCGGTCTTTTCGTAGTTGCCAAAGTCGCCGTCCAGATCGCCTGTCAGAACTTCGGTTGTGGAGGCTAGCCCGAACATGCTGGCGAACTCGTCTGACGCTTGCAGGCTCGCTTTCGCTGCCCTTGCTATGGCGATCAGGCTCAGCATCAGTTCAGGAGACGCTGCTGCGATGAACTCGGCGTCTGCGTCAGAGCATTCGAGCTTGGCAACCAGCGAAGGTGCGTCGTACCACGGGCAGCGCGGGCCGGTCATGGTCAGCGCCCTTGTGTGCTGCTCCGCCGCTTCTGCGATCTTCTGTAGTGTGTCGAGGTTCACGGCTTGTCCTTCAGTGCTGCCGCGAACCGTGCGGCGACAGTGACGAGCCCACGCTCGGTGTACTCCTTGTTGATGGTGCGCTCGTAGAGCCTGCCGCCGATCACGACCTGGATGTACGTGTACGGGGCGCCCTTCTGCGAGTACACCTCAACGATTCCGTGCTTCGTGACGACCGAGCCATCCATGTAGTCGCCGTCCTTGTGCTTGGTGATACGACCCCACGGGCGGGATACGCGGCGGCAAAAATCAGTAGGTTTCACGGCTTGTCCTTTGCTGCCTGTGTCTTGCTATCAGCGTCTGACGGAGCAACCGTCTGCCCACCTATGCCCACCACGCCACAGGTGCACGCCTTGCCGCGCAGCACCGACATGCACAGCGGGTCGTGCTCGGCTTCGATGGCTTCGACGGCTGTTGCGAGCTGCTGTGCGAGGCCGCTCGGCGCTTGCGACGTATCCACGCCACCAATGCCGTTCACTTCGATGAACTTGCGTTGGATGGCGCGGGCCAGCTTGTCGGCCACCATCGTCGGCCGGTCGATGTCGTAGGGGCCGCTTTCGTAGGTCAGTGCGATGCGGCCGCGAACATCGCGCCCGCAGGATTGAATCGCTGCTAGTACTTCATCTTCGGTGAGTTCACGCACGGTCGTTCTCCTTGGGTTCGCGGGGCAATGCCACACCAGCAGTGGACACGGCGCGACCGTCCTGCACGACCATGGTCGGCTGCTGGTTGCGGTCGAATCCGACAACGGTGTAGACCGTCTCGCCCGTGTGCATGTCGAGCCAAGCATCGCCCGCGAAGTCGTCGCCGCGGCTGATGCGGCGGTCGGCCTCGGGCTTGCGCACGTACCGCACCGCCCCGCCAGCGGTGCGCGCCTCTGTCAACACCAGTTCCAGGCGGTGCAGGAACCACGCGGAGAGGTAAGGGTCGGCGTCGTCGTACTCGTAGATGAAGCGGTGCAACTCCGTCGCCAACATCGAATCTGGCTCGGCTCCATATCCGCCTTCCGCCACTCGCTGGGCGATGAACTTGGAATTGCTGACACGCAAAGCGCACTCGTCCCATTGCGGGAGATTGTTCGGCGGCGCCGGGTCGCCATCAGGCATCGGCTGTGCGGCCTGTGGGGCGGCGGTGACCATCGCGCGCCAGACGTGTACAGCGGTCGTGCCCTTGCTCTTGTCGCGCTCGACCTCGCCGGTCGCCGGGTTGATGCGCCACGGCGGCGCTTCCATCTCGGCCGGAACGTGGTACTTCACATCCCGGAACATGATTGGGTCGCGGCCTGCGGTCCACATTTCCTCGGTCGGCTCCACCGGAACGAGCTTCCACCCTTCCGGTATCGTCGGCTGCTGCACAAGGTGGGCCGGTACAGCGGCACAAGCCGGGCAATTCGGATCAAAGGCGTCCGGCTGGTTCTCGTCCGGGCAGTCTCCTGCGTACAGGTGATTTGTCATCTTCGGTACAGCGGCACGGGCAAGCCATCCGCTCCAAAGCGCCTCGGTGGCTGCGCTTCGATACTCGCCGCTGTCAGCGCGGTCCACGCTCCCGCCGCGCGCCTTCGCCCACGCTTCAAACAATTCTCGCTCGTCTACTTCGCTTTTCTGTGTCATGGTCATTCCTCTATTTGGTGAGCTGCCACCGGATCAGGCAAAAGCGGCCAGTTCAAACACGCTCGCAACCCTGCGATATGTCCTCTCGACTACGGGCTTGTAAACGGTCGGCTTCGCGCCTTTCGGGCGGCCCGTGGCTCTGTGCGGCCTTTGCTTCGATTCCGGCCGCTGCGCATTGATCAGGCCCATGTCCGCTGCCGCTTTGAGGGCTCGGCGCACTTGCTCGCGGGTGTGGGCCGGGAAGCAGGGTAGGAGGGCGTCCACGGTGACGGAGCCGCGCTCGTTCACAAGATCGGCGGATTGCCGGACGAGGCTCATGCGGCGCAGGCCAGCGGGCGAACCCGTTCCGGCAAGTGCTCGCGCGCAAACTGCGCCAAGTCGGCCACCAGCCGTTCGCAGTCGGACGCCATCCCCGGATAGCGGTACTGCTCAAGCCGGTGAGCGGCGAATACTTCCCAAGTCAGCGGCTCGTCGGTCGCGGAAATCTCGAACACGTTCCAGCGGAAGTGATTCGCGCCGAAGATTTCGAGGTACAGCCGCCACTGATAGCCGCCGAGATACCGCTCCGGGTCGAACCGGCCTGTGGTCTTGTGGTCCTCTACCCGCTTGCCTTCGATGGCGTCCAGTTGCCCGCTCACCAAAATGGCGCAGTCGTCCACGGTGTACGCCTTGCTGGCCCGCACTTCTCGGATGACTGGGATGGCAAGCTCAAAGTCTCCGATCATCTTGAACGTGTAGCCCAAGGCTTGCAGGGTTGCCGCGTCGCCGGGCTGGGCCACTTCCAGCGCCTTGTGAAAGGCGGTTCCGGCGAGCATGGCCTCGGATGCCTCGGTCTGTCCGCGCATCCGGGCCAGCAGCAATTCGAGGTCCGCGTCCTCGTCATCGCGCCACTGGCGGAAACTCTCTACTTCCGATACGCGGAAGGTCATCCCGATCATGCCGCCGCCTTTTCCTGCGCTTGGTTCGCGGCCGGCGCAACGTACTGCTTGGCCTTAGCGTCGAAGGTGTAGCCCTTGTGCTTCGCGGCTTCGGCAAACAACGCCTGCGCGGCCTTCGGAGCCTGCTTGACGCCGGCCAGTTTGTCGTTGAAGTCAGACACATCGGACAGTTCGCGGACGATAACGCGCCAGTCTTCCAACACGGCCTGAGCGGCGGCTTGCTCCTCGGTCATGGCATTGAGCCTTCCCTTGATGGCGGCGATCACGCCGGACAGGAACTCGGGGTTCTTGTCGGGGTGCGGGATTTCCTGCGCGTCGAGCTGGCCGGGGTTCTTGCCGAAAGCCGCTTCGGTGGGGTTGAAGTTGAGCGTGCGCATTCCGCCCTTGACGGCAACCCGGCCCATCGCATCAGCGGCCTTGTAAATTTCACCCTTGCTGCCGCCCTGCACATCGAGGCGTTCAATGATGTCGTCCCCGTTGCGCTGCTCGTCCATGTGGGCGACGAGAACAACGTCCTTGCCGAAGCTGTTGAGGGCCTTCAGCCACGCGACAAACTCCGCCTTGAGGGTTCCGTACCCTTGCAGCGTCAGAGCCCCGCCACGGCCCGATTTTGGGTTCCTGCGGATGATGTCGGCGGTGAGGATGTCCAGTGCCCGGCCGGCAGTGTCCACAACAACCGTCCTATAGGGAGCGAGGTCTTCCGCCGACAGGTCGGCAACGTCGCCCCAGCAAGTCACGCGAACGATGTCCTTGCGGTTGGCTGCGCGGTGCGCTCCGTTGTCGAAGTCCAGCAGGAGCGGGGCCTCTGCCGTGAAGGCAAGCGAGGACTTCCCGGCTCCGGGCTGGCCGTAAATACAGACGTTCAGGCGCTCAACCTTGATCGGGTCGGAGGCGCGGGTAATACGAAGTGCCATCATCATTCTCCTGTGGCTGGGTTGAAAATTCGGTTTACAGTTCCGAGCGGCGTTCCGCCCACTTGACGGCGCAGCGAGACAGCAGCCGGCGCGCGTCCTCGCTCACGTCCTGCCCCAGCGCGGCCCTGCACAGCAGGCCCATCGCCAGCGGCATCGAGTTGTTGTCCTCCACCGCTTCTGCGATCAGTTCGCCGCCGGTCTGGTGGCGGTTGCCGTCAATGCGGTAGTCCTTTACCACGCGCCCGAAAGCGCACGGCAAGGCGAGGTTGTCCGGGTCTGCTGCGACGCGCATGAAGTCGGCGCGGAACACATCGCGCTCTGCTTCTGCTACCGCGTCGGCGGCGTCATAGGGTGCGTTCATGTGTGTTCTCCTAGAACGAAGCCAGCGCCACAAGACGCGGCCAGATGGTTGACAGGTCGCGCGGGTCGGCAATGGACAGCGCGACGACGACGGCAAAGCACAGGATCACGGCCGCCCATAGCGTCACGGCCTGCCAGTCGGTGGGCTCTTTCGGCTCCGGGCCGCAGTACGTGATCGGCAGGGCGCACTCGTAACCGCCGTCCTGCTCGGTCAGGCGCAATTCACCGGCTGCGATGTGCGCGGCGATCTGGCGCGAATCGGCCTGTCCCGATGCGCAGCACTGGCGCAGCATGTCGCGCTCTGCGACTCGGCGTGTCAGGATCGCGCTCAGGTCTACGCGGCCTTCAGGACAAAGCCGGCCGCACTTGCACTGTTCCGCCTTGTCGGCAAAGCCGTTGCGCTCGCAGCAGGTAACGGTTTCCATGGTTAGTCCCTTTTCACAAGTCGGTCATAGAGCACCACGTTGACCGTGGCGGCGAGGTTCATGCAAAAGCGCGTCGGGACGTAGATCACATCCCGGCACCAGCCGAGGATTTCCTTGCCGAGCGTTCCGTCTTCCGGCCCGAACACGTAGAACGCGCGTTCCGGGTGGATATAGCCTTGCAGCGGGCGGGCTCCGTCGATCAGGTCAACGGCGACCGGCACGCAATCGAACGGCACCGCTGAGCGCAGGTTTTCTGCCTGAACTAGCGGGATATGGCGATATGCCTTCGTTGTATCAGTGGAGGCGCGGCTGTAGCGCCGTCCACTTGTGGCGACGAGAGCGGCGTCATAGCACAGCGCCGCGCGCAGGACAGAGCCGACGTTGATTGAGTTCTTCGGCTGGTGCAGGCCGATTGCAGCAAAGCCGCGCGAAGGAAGGCTCTTGCTCATCACGCTTTCCTCTCTTTCGCGCCCCACGACACTTCCTTCCGGCCGGCGAGCACCCAGCCGTCACCGAGCATTGCGATTGACCTAAGCCACTTGCGAGCATTCGCCCTCCGTACCTCGCGCGGGGCGTGTTCGCTGCGATAGAGCCTGACCGCCTGGCGCAGCAGCGCAATCGACGGGCGTTTGGGCGGCTTCACCGCTTTGAGGTTGGGGCGGGTCATTCAGCGTCCTTGAACGAAAGCGTTTCCATCTTGGTGATGCTCTTGCGCAGGCTGGCGATCTTCTTGGCGCGCATTACTTCTGCCCGTGCAATCGCGTCCTCTCTGGTGCGGTGCCAGTCGTTGCCGTAGAAGTAGGTCGTCAGATAGCCCGGCTTCGTCGGCTTGACGGAAATCATTCCTTCTCTGCACTGCTTGCCGTCCACTTCCAGAATGCCTTCGGTAAGCGCGTATTTGGTAATCCAGACTTTCATCAGCACATTCCTTCACAAGACAGCGTGTGGACAATCGCAGCTGCAGCAAGGACGCCCAGCACTACAAGCACCATCACGCCGAGAATGGCTTTGGCGGTGGGGTTCATGCCTCCTCCGGCGGCGGCGGGATCGGCATCCAGTGCGTGGCATCTCTGACGACACACGGGCCGTCCGACACCGGGTCGTAGAACACGTTATCTGGCGCAAGCTCTACTCGCCTCATATTGACCGCCCGCTCCTTCCGCTCGCCGCGCCACAGATCAACCGGCGTGTCATCTTTCGGCGCAGTCTCAATCGGCTGCCAGTTCATCTCAATCTCCTTCACACAGTCGTTGCAGCGCATCGCGGTCGTATGGCTGGCCGGTTTCAGCATCGAGCTTTCCGCAACCCTCGCACGCCTCGCAGACGCTGCGATACGGCTTGAATCCCTCGTCTAGCACCATCCGTGAGCCTTTGCCGTCGCACAGTTCGCAATCAATCCACGGCGGGTCATCAGGAGGCGTCCACCAGTCGCCTACGCCTGGCATTCGAGCTACGTTCACATGGCGTGCGTGGCTCATGGAGTGCTCCGGAGGGCTTCGCGGGCCTTGTCCGCTGCTGCCAGTCGGCCGGCGGCGTCAACGTGATGGGTGCGCTCTATTGCTGCAACGCAAGTCTCCAGCGCTTCCTTCAGCCTCTGGTGAGAGGCGCGCAAGTCGTCCAGTTCCACCGCACGCTCGAGGTCGGCCATCGGAGGCTGAACCATTTCCCACTGCTTGTCGCGCCGGTCCCAGTCCTCTTCGGATGCGCCGCGCGGATCGAGTGGGTAGAACCAGCGCCCGCCCTCTGCCGCTTCCATCTTTACCGGGATGGCGTTGCCGTCGTTGTATTCGGGGTGCGACATCCAGCACCAGCCGCCGTCAAAGAATTGGTCGTCGCTCATACCGCGCCCCTCATCACCTTGCGAGCCTCTGCCTCGCACTCAGCGAAGAAGGCGGCTTGCTTGGCGTGCATCCGCGAGTCGATACGGTTCGCCAGCCAACGGCTCAACTTGCGGCAGTCGTCCTGCAACATGCCGGGAGGCCAGCCAGTGCGACCGCCGTTCAAAATGTCATCGCGCAGGCACTCGGCCCGCCGTTCCCGGCCTTCCAGTTGCTCTAAAATGTGCGACATTCGCGGCTCCTGTTGTGATGTCACTTTGAAAAGAGCCGCCACTGAGAGCGGCTCTTTGCGAAATGCTCTGGTCAGAGGTCAGCGCCACTAACCCCACTCCGTTTTCCACGGCCTTGCCGTGGTGGTTTGGCAGGTAGCGACTCGCGCATCCCGGCCTCTCTGCGGCTGCATCGCGCCGCCCGCTTCAAATTGCGCCAGCCAGAGCAACAGGCGCAAGACCTCAAAGAACAATCTCTCTCTCCGGTTAGGTGGGGGTGCCAGTAGCAGCAGCGCGCATTTCTTCGCGGCGACGGATGCTGCCCGCGTCCTTGACCAACATCGCCACGCGTGAGCTAGACAAGCCGACAGCCTTGCGGCGAGCCTCGGCGTTGCTTTGCGCGCGGCTTAATCCTTCGGGAGTGCGGTCCCGCAGATCGGCAATGCGGGCGATGTGCTCAGCCTGAGCCCATGCCAGTTCTTCTTCGTAGGTCATGTCCTCTCCTTTGCGTGTGGGGCGGGGGTTATTCGGGGGTGGCTGCGATATCTGCGTCGGACAGTTGCCCACCATCGCGCAGGAGCTTTGCCGTCTCGATCAGCAGGGAGCCGCAGACACAGGGAGCGAGCGTGCGGACAATCTCGGCGTCATCAGCCGAGGTCGCACCTTCGGCGCGCATCCGGGCGACGATTGCGCCGCGCAGACTGTTCGCTTTCGTTTCGCTCATCTCGCTCTCTCCGTTTGGGTGGGTCAGGGGGTGGGGGTAGAAGCGGCGCAGCGTTCCATGCCGCAGGGCTGCATACGCAGGCTCGCGCTGTCGTTGAAGCTGTAGCGCCGTCCGCTCGCATCACGCATCACCAGCGCAAACGAAGTGCCACGAATGCCCCACTCGCGGAAGTGCTCGCCCGCAGCCTCATGGATGCACTTGGCATCGAATGAGCGGCGTAAGGCATATCCGCGCTTTGTGACGAGGACGAGGTGGAAGCGCATCGCTCTTCTCCTATCCAGTGGGCGGGGGTGGGAATCAGTCGGGGGTGGCGACGAGCCACGAAGAAACGGCCGGCAACGTCATTTCCATGCCGCCGTAGAAAGAGCCGATCTGCGAGCCAGCGCCGACCAGGTCCAGCAGCGGCCCGGTGTAGGGGTGCACGCTCATCACGTCACCCACATAGGCCCCGTCGATGACGTTGTAGAGAGAGTCGCCAGCCTTGATCTGGTCGCCGGTCTTTGCCTGTTTCTTCGTCGCGTCACGTTGCATCGCGCTCTCCGGTTGGTTGTCGGTCTGTACTGCGACCATCGCTCTGCGCTGGGGGCTACCACGCGTGCGCTTCTTCACGGGTGATGAAGAAATGAACCCCGTTGCTGC